CCATCAGAAACATACTAGCACATAGACTTAACTATGAATTGTGGGTTTCAAGACCACTAATATGCTTATGGTGGACCTGGGGGGATTCGCACCCCCGTCCAGAACACTTTTCTAGTTGCTTCATACAACCATAACTTCACATTATACATTAAATTATTTAGTCTGTCAACTGTTTTTATGGTAATAATCAATTGCTTTAACCAGGCCTTCAATATGGTCTTGTGTTTTTTCTTTGAAAATCATTGGTTGTTCGTTATCCACGGCCATAATGATTATCAAATCATCAATAGGTGTACCAACTAATTCTTCATACATCAATGCATATGCAGTACATTGCCAAAAATAATCTAAAATATCTTCACGCTTTTTAATCTTCTTTGATGTTTTAAAATCAATGACTGATAACTTACCTTCATACTCACCAATGCAATCTACACGACCTGCTAATCCTAGTTGTGCAGACCACAGTCCGACCTCTTGGTAGTGTATGTTATTGATTTTGTTTAGATGTGGTTTGATTGATATGAACATCTCTTTGGCATCAGGCATAACAGTGCCTGGTGGTTTTGTTTCATTGTTCAAATAATATTCACACATGGTATGCATATTAGTACCACGGGATGTAGCATGTTTGGAGATTTTGTTTGCAACTTCTTCACCAACTCTACGGCGCCATGCCATGATGGCCTCTTTTTTCTGAGCACCCACCACTGTGGTCACCGATGGTAACTTTTTACCATCAGGCGTGACATAATATCTTTTCCCGTCAGGAAAAGTTTGAGATTCAATTTTTGGAATCTCTTTTGGTGGGCAATAAATGAACATTATAATCCTAACTTTAAGTTTTTATATTCAAGGATAGTTTGGTCTGCTTCTTCGATTTTTTTATTCAAAAAAGTTTTGTCAAATGTTCCATCAATGATATCTTTAATATCAACTCCCATACCAACCAGTTCAAATACATCATGGTTGATACTGACACCTTTATCAGCATTACCGTAAATTGATTTACCAGCTTTGATTCGATGTTGTTCTGTTTCTTTATTCAATGAATCAGCAACACGCCTTGCAGTATACCAGTTTGTATATTTGTTTTTCCAAATCATTGTTCCTTCATCAGGTTGTGCATATCTAAAATCATCATCACCTGTGGGAACTTTAAATTCTCCAGGTAACATTTCACTGTAACCCCATTTTTCATATTCTTTTTCAAATTCACTTAAACGACTGACTGATCCTTTTCTAATCAACAAAGGCCACCAATCCCAATTATCAAATACTTCAAAGTTTTGGTCCAACAATAATTGCTGACTTTTATACACACTAGAGATTGGTTCTCCAGGTAACCCACAAATCATACCAGTATATGTGTAAATTGGTTTATATTTCTTTAACTGTCTAATTGCTTCAAACTGTCTTTCATTATCTAGGCCTTTACCAATGGCCTTCTTGGCCTCTGGATGCAGTGATTCTAAACCAAATGTTGCAGCAACCAAACCAGTGTCCGCTAACATGGGTATAGTTTCTGGAAAACGTTCAATCAAATCTGCACGTAAGAACGCTGTGTATGTAATCTTAACACCACTCTTTGCAATTGCTTCAGCAACATAATCTAATTTAACCACGTTATCATTAAACGTATCATCATTAAACCAATAATTGTTTACACCAAACATCTCATAGTTTCTACGCAATTCGGCAGCCAAATTATCTACGTGACGAATGTAATCGTTCTTCTTTTTACCCAACAATGGAAAGGCACAGAACCTGCATCTGAAAATGCAACCCCTACTAATTTCAATAGGCAAGAAATTGTTTTTGATTAAGTCGCTCTCCAACCATTTTATGGATAAATCAGTATCATCATTCTTGTACACCATTTCGGCATTGATAGAAAAAGTTTCTCTATAAGGAACCCACTTTAAATCATCCAATCGTTTTTTTGTCAGGAATTTTAAATAGTGTAATACCGCTTCTTCGGCATATCCCCAAAAAATTCTATCAACCTTAGTTAAATCTATACCACTAATTGGTGTCTCATTGCCGCCAATTAAAGTCTTTACGTGTGGATATTTTTCTTTAATATGATTGAATAGGTGATTCACCTTATCAAATGCATAGATGAAGGTAATACTGACGCCAACAAACAGTGTTTTTGGTCCAATAAATCTAGCACAGATTGTTTCAATTTCTTCATCCGTGAAGTTGCCAAAATAATCAATAACTTCCATGTTATAACCATGTTGGTCTAAAACTGTCCTCAATCTTGCTGCACCAGCTGGTCGACTAATTGTTCTAGTTCGTTCCATACCGGTAAAAACGATACCGTGTATATCTGTCATAATTTAATAAATTTCAAAATCTCTAATTTTTTTAGTTACATATTTTTGTCTGATAGCTTCAAAGAAGTCTATATCTTCTTCTGTCAATTCTACACTATCAATCTTTTCTCTCATACTACCAACAAATTTTAACATTTGTTCAAACTCACCTTCATATTTAAAATGTTTTGTTACCTTTTTGGTGTCGTAAGCATCCATAATGATATGGTATCTATCTTCATCGGAATCATTTCTAATTTGGTGCCATTGATTCACCCAAAGAATCCAAACGCCACCATCAGCAGGCATGTGTAAATTTTTACCTTGACAAATGTGTACACATTTTTTATTTGTGAATAGTGGAATGTGAATACGAGCCATATATTCTTTTTCTTCAGCATCTCTGTGTACCAAACTTTTTGAATTTGCTTTCAAACAAGTAACTCTTGCTCTGGTTGGATAAAATCCCATTTCACGTATATCGTCCAAAACTTTCTTAATTTCGCCAACATAAGCTTCCGTTGGTTTGTCATGTTCCAAACCATGAGATACATTAAAATGTTTGTATGCTTTGTAAATCAATTCTTCTGTCGGTAAAAATGATTCTAGTGATTGACCTTTTTCCAACTGAATAGCTTCCCAACCACCAGTCCATGTGGCTTCTTTGCATAGAATACTCCAACCACCAAAACCATTGTATTTTGGAGTTTCATATTCTTCACCTTGAATAACTTGGTCACCCAAAGTAAAAACGCTATCCCTTACTTCTTGTTTCAACTTCTCAATATTTACTGTGTAGTCTAATTTTTCAAAAAACATTTGTTATCCTTTATAAATTTCCAGTTTCCTGCAACATTTCATATACTTGGCCATAATCATACAATTTGGTCCTAAGTGCAAAAGCTTTCCTAAGATTTGCTTCACCACCCAAAGGTTCAACATTATGTGGTACTCTCACATCTAACAGGTATGCTTCGCTAGGTTGAGCAATAAAAGATCCAATTTCATAAACATCATCGAAAGTATATACCGCATCAACATATGTTATTTCTTCACATGTCGGCATATTTTGTTTCTCCGATACAAATTCTTTAACTCTGGTTTTTAGTTCCTCAACATTCACATTTTGGTCTATAATTGTTCCCTCATCAACACCATGGTGTCTATCTTCTTCTGTCTTCCAAGAATTTGCTCCTGGTTTTGGTTTGAAAAAAACTGTCCTGTAATTCTGTGGGTCATAATAAAAATTGATTGTTGTTATAAAATCATTATCAACGTGTGGTAACAACAAACTATTAATAGACATTCTTGTTACTTGAAAATCTTTCCAATACCTTTCAGGTATAACTTTATACAACACTTCTTTTTCAGGTTCTGGTGTCCAAATTGTACTGTGTCTTACACCTAGTCCATATTTTCCAGCAAATGAATCAGCCTTACCTTGTGGTATAATGGTGTGTGGCATATATTCATATGTATGTTTTAATTTAACAAACGACATTATTGGTTTCCTTTAACATTTCTAGTACGTCCTGATACTTATGAACAAAAGTTCCTAAGGTAATGGCTTTACGTAAATTAAATTTACCCTTAACGCCATGTATTTGACTTACATCAAGTAACCAAATATCATAATCTTTAGCAACAAAACTACCAACTTCAATTAAATCTTCTTCAAAATATATATGTCCATTGGTTTGATTCTCAACCTGTACAGTTTTTGGAATCTCCACCTTCGGTTTATAAAAAGTTGTTGTGCAACCTTCGGTTTGCATATAGAAATTTATAGAGGTGATAATTTCAGTATCTGTGTGTGGTGGGATTATACAATCAATTGTCATAACTGTCAAGTGAAAGTCCTGCCAATACCTTTTTGGTATCACACCATATATTTTGTCAGCCTCAGGTGACCATATCTTTTTATAGTCGATACCTTTACCTTCATGTTTGAAATTTTTTAGTGGGTCGGTAACTGCATATAATGGTTTTTCAAAATTTGTTTCCAGTTTTGTAAACATTATTTCCATTCTCTAATTTTTGCCATGCGGCCAGCCCACGATTTTAAAATTACCGTATTCTGTGCATTTTTGTCTACAACTTTTCTTAGGTCGGTTGACAATGAAATGCGTAAATCATCAGATTTATTTTCATTAACGCCATGCAAAACATATGATGGAAAAAATATCAATCTACCTTCAACTGGTTTAAACCTACGTTCTCGCAATTTTGGTGTGTTACTTAGAGTATTATTTAACCAATCAATTGCTTGTGCAGAATCAAACGCCACAAGGTCACCACAACCTTCTTTAGCCTTTATGTAATACGTTGCTGCGATAGCAGATTCGGTGTGTCCATGCACCTCTAAGCGTTCTCCTGGTTCACGCACATTGACCCAACCCATGAAGTGTTCACAACCACGAATATTTAACATTCTGAGTTGTGGAATATTTTGCACAATTTTCTTGGTTACAATGTCTATAATTTCTTGTTTAAGTATATCTAAGTTGGGTCTACTGTAGTCCCATATACTGTTGTTTGGGTCTTTGTCTTTACCCAATACGATATCTTTGCCGATACCATAAATTTCATCTAACAGAGTTTCATTAAATTCTTCATCAAAACGTGTTTGTACTTCCCAAATTGGACTTTGCCAAAACATGTTCTGTGCATTTTGATACCAATGGTATTTTTCTCTGTCTTCTCTTGTCATAATATTTTGTGTCATAATAAAAAATCAATAGTTTTGTTTTTCAAACCATTCTTTAAATTGTCTTAGGTGTTCCAATTTCAACTGATGTTCCTCATCTGTCAAATCAGCATCTTTCGGTAAAGATGCATAATTTTCATATTCTTCTGTTGGATTTCTAAAGATTGTATCGGTTGCGGTTGTCCAACCAGCTTCCGTCAAATTCTCAATCTGGCCGTCAAACATTTCAAATAATACATCCTCATACTCATAACTCATGCGGAAAAATTCATCTCTTTCTTCTTCACTTAAAGCAACAACTCTTTCGAAGAATGTTTTTTTAACAAAATTTGGTATTAATGATTGATTAAATAAAATATTTTCATTATCATATGTTTTTATTGTTGGTAGTAAAGTGTGTGAATAATTCTTCATTGTTTTTCCAACCACTTTTTATATTCTGTAACATATACATTATCAACATTATCTCTAGCTAATTTTGGAACAAAAACTCCACTTTTGAGTAAAGCATTACCATAAAATTTTGTTAGTAAATTTTCATGTTTTGTTAACATTTCAAAAACACGTTCTTTTTTTTGTTGTGTCATTAAATCGAAGGCATTTAAACTATATGTGTTAAAAAAATGTGTCAGATGTTCATCTGTATAATCCAAATTGTTAATCAATATTTTAACCGGTCTAGTTGAAGAATATACTGGCATCACGCAACCTTTTTACTTGGTATGAATTTCTCAATGAAACGACCTAGTTCTGCAACCAACTTGAACATTACAAAAATTACAACAAGGCCAGCACCTTTTAAGAAACCAGGTTCTTTTTTACTTGGTCCAAACCAACGTTGCCACACACCAATAACCTTGCAGATTGGTGTACCAAACACAAACATCATTTTACCTGTCAGACTGCCTGTTTCCTTTTCACCCATTAAGTATGCCATTTCTTCAGCCCAAGGTGTTGCAATATCGTGAGCCCAAGTGATGGACCATTTCTTTGCAGCTGCACTAAATTCATCATCGGACATCCAAGGCATCATCTTAGGACCTTTGCCATCCATCCAGTCAACAACAATTTCCGCCCATGCACGATAACCATTGTAGATATCCGGATTGGTTTTTTGCAAACGTTCACCAAATGCTTGGTCTGCCTCAAAGATATTTTTCTTCATTAAACCGAGGTCAAATAGTTTTGTACAAATAATCTTCGAACAATTACAATTATAGCTGAAACAATTTTGGTTGTTCGTGCAGTTGTACACTGGTGTGGTTGATAATTGACAGTCTCCAGTTTGTAACCAAAATTGTGTGTCACAGTTTGCACAGTTAATTGCTGTGCAGTTGTTTGTTGAATTACATTGAATATTACCACAATTACAATTCCATGCTTTATTGTTTACATTATTACAATTGCCGGCAGTGTTTTGTCTATAAAATCTTAGGCCACTAAAAGAACCTAAATTTGATGTACCCGGTCTTATAACTGGTTTTATGTAACCATTTAAAAAAGTCAAACTTGCATTTGTTGTGGGTGACCTTCCAACTGCTGCATTAACGTTTGATACTCCAATGGGTTGACCTGATGCTGGTAGTGTCATTTTTTCTACTCTCTAATGTTGTTATTATTTAGTTTTCTAAACGAGATTTACCATAAACCAAAACTTCATCCACTTCACCAATAATCTCTTTAATTACCTTGATTGGTATGATTTTTTTCTGTTTATCTTCTTCGTGTGTGAATATATTACCAAAGATATCTTGTCGTTCAAGAGGTAAAGTATCACTCTTAATTAGTGTCGGAATATAACCACCCGTCATAACTGTGAATCCTGCCGCAAATAATGCCACGTTATCAGAGTATGCATTAGCACAAGAAACATCCCAAAACTTTTCATCCAAGAACATACACGCACCTTTACAGACATGTAACACTGGACACTCTGGACATTCTTTTCGGTTAGACCAATGCGTAACAGACTTCAATTCAACTTTTGCATAATCTTCTAAGTTTCCACCATGGTGTGATTCACCGTTCTTGGAAATTTCTAAAGAACTCACATTCTGGCAGGTCATAATGTTACCACGTAAATCGACAGACAAAGTGTGTTCATCATCCATACCACACTTTTGACCCAAATATTTAGATTCCCTATGAGTCAATACACCAGTTACAAAATCATCAATTTTACCTAATTGTGCTCTAAAACCAATTTGGCCTTCTGTACCATACAACTCACCAAAGGCACGTTGCCTAAAATCGAAATGTTCTTGTTTTGTGATTAGTGAATATGATATACCTTCTTCGTCATAGGCATCAACCATTGAACCTTCACCCAAGATAACATTTTCATCACCAGTGAGATTTACGAACCAATCATAGATTTCTTTACGACTTTGGTTTTTAGAGTTCAACATTGAATTAAAACTAAAACTTTTACCAAGTCTAGTCATCATACGATAGAATCCTAGAATACGTTCTTTTTGTTCAGGATCATCAAAAGGATCAGGACCACGTACAAATTGACCCGGTCCATCATGTGAAATTGACACAGCAAAATCCATCATCATTAACCAATCAATAATTTCATCAGTTAGTATCGAACCATTGGTGATAACACTGAATTGTGGTTTGGTTTTCCAACTGTCAAATTTTTCTGCAATGGCCTCAGCCAATGGCTTCATTGTTTTCCAATAAACAAGTGGTTCACCACCCCAAAATTCAACTCTTAAACCAACATCTTCATCAAAATGAAGATTATCTAATTTCTCCATAAAAACATCAATATCTTTTTTAGAGGTTTCTGGTTGGCGTTCAACAAACTTCTGTGAACAATAATCACAAGAATAGTTACAACTCAACCCCATCTGAATCTTCAAATGGCTGATTAATTTTGATTTTTTTAGTGGACGATTCTTGTCAAATGGTTTGTAAGGTTTCAAAGAATGTTGTGGCATTTGGTCTGCCGGATATTCAAACACATTACCATCAGAATCTTTCAACACATTAGCCATATTGTCATAGTGAAAAACTCTTTTATCACCATCTTCAAATCGTGTGGCTTCAATTTCAAAAATCATTTTATTTCCTCTTATTATTGGAATAGTATTTATCTTAGTTTGGAATAGTATTTATCTTAGTAACCTAGGTCTTCACAGGCCACAATCCATTGTTTAACTAAACTGGAACGAACAATATCGTCTGGTGTAAAGTATATTTCTTGAAAGGACGGCATCTTACGTGCCACTTCCAAGAAACTATGGAATGCTGTTTGGTCTTTGTTACTCTTAATCAAATCAGTTTGTTTAAAATCACCTGAAAATATGATTTTGGACCTATGTCCAACACGGGTGATAATTGTATTTACTTCTGACCAATTCAAATTCTGATTTTCATCAACTATAATAATAGCATCATCAATAGAAATACCACGAATGGCAGTAGTAGAAATAAATCGTACATGATTTTGTTCCTTTAATCTATCCCATGCATCGGAACGACCAAATAATGTGGCCGCAATCTCTTTGTAAGGTAATTCATAGATTTCTTGTTTTTCTTCAAGATTGCCTGGTAAATAACCAACGTCACGTAATTGCACAAGTGACCTTACAACTACTACTTGTTTGAATGAATTGGACTTGTCTAATACTTCTTCTAATGATTTATATAGTGCCAAAAAAGTTTTGCCTACCCCAGGACTACCAAATAGTCCCATAAAGTAGGCACCGCCTTTATACATCTCAAAGAATAATCTTTGATTTTCTGTTAGTGGATCAAACGTCTTTAGATGGTCTGGTTTAATTCTCAATGAATTGTTTACTGCTGGTTGATGCCTTGTCTTATTCTCATCATCTTGTAACTGTTCCGCTGCGTATCTGGCTGTTGTTTTTTTGGTAACCATCAATTCCCCTTTGAAATATTGCTGAAACTTTTTTAGTAGTATCGGGTTTCTTTTTCTTCCGATTCTTGCTGGAATTCTTTACCTCAGGTATCTCCTCAATTTTCTTTTTTGGTAGAAATAGGGCTGGTATCTGCGCCATTACCATTCCCTTGGCATTTTAGTTTTATGACCACTCATTGTATTTCCAGGAATAGTTTCCTTCATACGATTGATGACATACTTTTCAAATGTGGAGTCGGCCTTACCAGTTCCTGGTGTGTCCATACGCATACCATCGCCTAGGCCTGGAATGCCATCGACTGTGAAGTAACGTTCTAGATGGGGGTTATTTAACTTAAACTCATCATACTCTGCAAGGCGCATCGTATGTTCTTCAATTTCACTTGTATTTTTATTCAAAAATGTATAAATCATGCGGTTTGAAACCAGCTTGGCACTGGTCGTGAGTTAAATTTTCCTCGCCATGAAGCGAGGTGCGTCTTATTATTTATATAGTAATTGCGGTATGACTTGATTGAATCGCCTGCCACTTTTACATCATCAGGCATTGCTGGTGTTGGTTCTGTGAAGCCAACGCCTTTGGGAATATGTGTTGGTGGTGTGTATAGTGATTCAATCAATTTTTCGCAGGCATGGTTTTTACCATAACGATATGTATATTCTTTCATCAATTCAATGAACATAGTATACAACCACTCATAGTTTTCATAAGACTTTCTCACCCAAATTGCTGAAGGATGATTGATATGTGTAGCAACATAGAGCTCAGACTCACGGCCGTCAGAAAGAACATATCTGCTTTGTTTTCGACCAGTTTCAGAGAGGCCAACAGACAAAGTGCCATCAAGAACACGATGAGCAGTAGAAAGTAATTGAGCATATTCGAGGATCATTTTGATACAATGTTTGTCGTTATGCATTTCTGCACAAACTTTTGGGTCATTGTGAAGGTAAAAAATGTTCATGTTGTCACCAGTGATGGATTACTCCGGCAATAATAAAAAGGTTGGTTATGATGTATGATAACACAATAACAGTCCGGATGCAAGCAATTTTATTGGCCTCGCTGTTATTGTTACCACTTTTTTCACCTAAAGCTTTACACCACAGGCGCCACATAAGGAATTTTAATCCTAGGAACATCCATCCACATACCATGTGTCTTTATGTTGCCATATTGGTCATGTATGTTTCGTTTAACCTGTAAAGCAACCTTTGCAATTCTATCGCCTTCCATATATTCAACTACCTGAAATTCATAACCGATAGGTTCAACCATTACGAATGATGTTGCTTGTGCTGTCTGCATTGCCATACCTGTGCCTCCGGCACTAACACTCGGCAAAATGCCGTAGAATGTATTGGTTGTTAAAGTTGTACTCATGTTAACATCCTAATCAATCCAATGGTGTCAATAGTTGTCAACAAGATGTAGTTAGCCAGCATGCCAAATGATTTCCTAGTATAAGCAGCCCAAGCGTACAGAGCACAACCAAGGATCCACACAGGATACAGAGCAAGTAGAGGGGGAGATGGTACAGTGAGTGCCATGGTAATTGAGCAACCAATACTAATAGCCCAAGCGAGCAACTCAATAACAAAACGAATGTGATTACTGCGCCAATCATCTTTAATCCATTGAATTGTCGGTGCGAATAGTTGCTGCATAATATTCCTCATCTGGTATCACATCTAATGTACCGTTAATTATAAAACCACATCCACGTAGAAACATGGTAAATTCTTCTAGAATGTCTTGCAGTTGTTCTGCTTCAAATTCTATAGTAACTTTTGTTCCTGGTTGTTTGTCATTAAAACCCCCCAAGTAGTTGTAGTGTTGACCTGCCATTTCAAACTTCATTGTTTAACCACCAAATTTAGGAATTTCAATTTCTTCTGATTTTTTAGTTTTCTTTGTAGTTTCAGATGATGTAGAAACTTTAGGAAAACGGCGTTCAATATCTTCTACTGTTACAGTCTGCATAGCGAATTGTCTAAACAAATCATAACTGTCGGAAACTTTCATGGCATTTTTAGAATTCATACCTGCACCATCAAGCGTAAACAATGCACATCCACCATTAGCCAATGGTGCAATTTCAATAATGTGGTCCAAATTAATAATAACAGGACAACCCTTTTCAATAGAATTGACTTCAACAAATAAACTCATAGTGACTCCTTATTTCTTATCACAATCAGCCACACGAATTAAATATACTGTTTGCTCTGTGTGTGGACGTACAAAGAAACATTCACCTTTAATCGACCATACAAGGTGGTTTTGAATACCATCTTTAAAGTCTTTTAATACATCTACTGTTGGTGTAGGTCTGGTGACAATTGCCAACATAAACAATAAAATGGCAACAACCATTAGTATGTAACCAACGAGTTTCACATAATTTTCTTTTAACCAAAGTAACCAAGTTTTCATATTTTTCCTAATTGTAAAAGTAGATTATACACTGCGGTGCCAATTAAGGCAACTGCACCTATAAAGAATGCTAGTTTGATGGATTCTTCTTGATAATATTCAACTTCATGTTTAATCATATCCCGTTGCGCCAGGATCATTGGTGGTGCTTCTTGTTCACCACCTAACATATAGACAGTCTTTTCGGATTCTTTCAACCTACGTAAGGCCGACACATAATGAATGAATGATAACATTAACAAGTCACCTTATATGGTGGTGCATAAGGGTCTGGTTGATATGGTGCGGGTCGTGATGCAAGGTGATGCACCAATTCACGCAATGCCACATTTTCTTTTTCAATGAGTTCCAACTCTTTTATACGGAGTTTTATCTCAGACATTTCTTCTTCAAGTTTTTGTAGTACATTAACCATATTAGTCCCATAGTGCTTGATAATATTTGCCGAACAAACGCAAACCATTAGTGATGCGTTCTTGGTGTTTGTTGCGAGCTTCCCAATCTATCTCATATGTATGATTTGGTCCATGGCGCATTTCAGTATATCTCTGTTCACTTTTAGGCACTTCATTGCCTTCTACATCAACAGGCACAAAATTCCAATCAGCAACACCAGAAGTGTACAGTTGTTCCCAATCATTATCTGGTTGTAGTTGTTCAAAAGCCCAAATCATTTCATCCATGACCCAATCGAAACGTTTGAAATGATTGGCATCCACATCATATACATTTTCTTTTGGTGGTGCTGAGGTAGACTTCAATTCTTCTGGCACATCATTATCATCAACATTAGGCGAACCATGTTTCGTGGCGTGCAACTGTTTCAACATTGGAAGAATAATTGGTGACAATGTGCCATCCATATTCCATGTATCCCATCTGTCGATTTTTACATAACGAATTTGTGGATGAATAAAGTCCATGAATTTCATGTATGCGGTTGACAATGGCATTAGACGATTGGACCACTTTTCGATGATTGGTTCATCATAGTCAATCTCACGCCAAAAGAAAATCTTCTCCAAAATTGTATATGGAGAAATCCAGTGGTTACGATAATTTGAGAAATAGATTTTCATAATTTTAACATTTGTTCCAGTGTAAAAACTTTTTTCATATACGGTGACACATCATGCAAAACAGAATGTGCTAAGTCACCTGCTCTACGTGGCATCACATTTACTTTAAAATCACAATCATTCACCTTTTTGAATGTATCTATGGTTTGTTGTACTGTGTAACCTTGCCCGCTGCCTAGGTTTTCCAAGAGGATATTTGAAGGTCGTCTAATAGCAAGTTTAATGGCCTCGCATATTTCAAGTACGTGTATATAATCACGAACTGCGGTACCATCAAGTGTATCATAATCATTACCATATAAATTGAACTCACCTGTTTCTCTCGCTTTCATTAAATTGTACATCAAACCATCATGGTTCGTTGGATCAATTCCGTATGCAGAACCAATAACGTTGTAGAACCTGAAAATTGTTTGGTCTTTGTTAGTTAATGTGCAATAATTACGAACAATTGTTTCAGTAATCTTTTTTGATATTGCATATGGACTTTCTGCACCAGAGGCTGCGCCAGTTGATGCAAAGATGAAATGGTCAAAACTCACACGTTCCAAAAGATTCATTGTACCACCAACATTTGTTTGGTAGTAACGCATCGGCCATTTTACAGAATCACCGACATTCACCAATCCAGCCAAATGAACCACAACATCATAGTGGCCATCTAAACAGTTCATGTTGTCAATATCTTCTTGTATAAATTTTTCTGCAAGTTGTGGTTTGAACACACGATCCAAACCAACAACATATTCATTACTCAACACCTGACAAAGGTGTTGGCCAATGTAACCAGAACTACCGGTGATTAGAATCTTCTTCATTCTTTGTAATCAATAGAGTTGATTGATTTCATTTTGTCGGCAATGTCCCAATTCTTACAGTAATCGTTATCTGCGTCAAACAATTTTAAATAATCTTTTGCAGATAATTCACGACTAGAAACAATCACCTCATCAATATGATGTTGTGAAAATTCTTTGAAAGAATCTTTGCCAATTTCCATAATGAATTCATCATGTGCATGAGATTCTTCATGAGCCTCAACCACATAACGCATACGAAACATTGATACAGTTTCAACTAGATACAGTTTCTTTTCCATTTTCAACTCCAAAAGTTTTTTCAATTTCAAACACACATACATCAGCCAATTCACGGGAAGACCACCTATGATCCTTGGCAAATTGTTTATTTTCTTTTATGATATCGGTACACCTTAACACAATCATCTCGGTGAATTTCTCAATTGTATATTCCCACTTATACCGTTCTTTGCCTAGACCATATACATCTAGGTAAGATTCTCGGACAAGTTCTCTAAGTTGTTCGTTCATCAAACCTCCACAAATTTCAATTGAAATCTATCAGCACGGTCTTCATATGCATCATAACCACGGGGGTTACAAACAATACGAGTAGAACCAACCATATAGTCGAAATCTTCATGTGTATGACCATGAGTCCACAATTTGATTTGTGGATGATCCATGATGTATTCGTCCAATGCGCTACTATAACCACCATTCATAATCTGTTCATCAGCATAACGAGGATGGGTTGATGATTTGCTTGGTGCATGGTGACCCACAACAACAAACTTTTCATCAAACTTACCTTCAATCACAGACTGAATGTAACCCAACATTTTACGATGGTCTTCAACCGAATCTTCTGGTGAGAACCGAGAAACACGTTGCTTGAATTCAAAACCATCTTCAATCAATGAATTTACTTCACCAATTTTTTGTGTGATGTATTCACCATTCCCATCTTTTTTGTAGATTGGTGCTTTGTAGTTGACCACACGGTCACTATTATCTACACAACGGAAGTCATTCATCATGCCTTTCATGTGCAACAATGTAATTGGATCTTCCTTGTTCATATCAGTCCACAAAGTACCGCCAATGAATGTTACATCATCAACAGTTAGAATTTGTTTATCTAAGATATGTAAATTGCGTAGATAACCAAGCTTATCACGAAGCCTTGTAATAGTATCCCTAAAATCACCGTGATAATGTTCGTGATTTCCAGCGATGTAGATAACATGAGGGAATCTAGCAGAGCATTCTTGAAAGAATGTATGCCACGCCTCAGAGCGGCCAAAGCGGTCAGCAAGCGCATATTCGTCCCTTGTATTTAAATCTTTAGCAACACAAATATCACCGCCAAGAATGAGTACATCAGCACCTTCGGTATTGTCGAGGCTGATAGTACCAAATTCTAGGTGAATATCTGAACAAACTGCAATCTTCATAGTATTATTTCCTTATGGTGATATTATAACATGGGTAGTTATATATGTCAAGCCACACTGTTGTTTAATTGCGACACACGTAGGATCCTTACCTGGTCATCAGGCACGGCAAACATCCTTGCTCGGAAATATGTAAGGCCATGGCTGTGGTGAGGCATCTTTGTAAATTCAACACTTTTAGTTTTCATCAATTCATCCAGCAGGACTATTAACAACCTTTGTTTGATATCATCCTGAAATGTTGCAACATTCATCCGCAACTGTTCCAAGTCACTAACAATAAGTTGCGCTTTAATCATATTGCCTTTGATGGCATATTCCATTTCTTTAATATCAATAGGCAAATTCCATGGATCAATAATAGCCATTAGTCCACTCTTTCAATGGCCATTTCACAGTTGATAATCATCTCACAATCATCATTAGACCAACCATTATCTTCAAGGTCTAACCATGAATTACCTTCTTCAAAGAAGTTTTCTAACCATTCACGGGTTTCATCATCACAGTCATCGAAATCGTGTTCTTCCCAACAACCATCATCCAATTCAATCATCTCACAATCATAACCACAACTATATAAATCTACACCTTCTTCCAATACTGGCGGTGTATCACCATCAGACGGCGGCGTTTGAATGTGAAATTCACCCCATCGCCAACCAGTTTCAATCACAATTTTATTATCACCTAATGATAGATGATTACGTTCAATAATGGATTTTTTCCATTCCGGTTTAATACTCCATGTAGCCATTATTTTTTCTCCTGAATAGGTTCAATCTTTGGTTCTTCGTATGTCATTGGTTGTTCATATCTTGGCATAGCACCCATAAATGCACCACTGGTTGCTTTACGTAAAGCATACAATGGAAAGAAAACAACAGCCAATGCAAGTGTAATGCCAATGCCAACTGCAACAAAACATTTTACATAAAAAATATAGGTCACTTCAAGCATCAGATTCCAGAATCCTGCTGTGCCAAAGTTTTCTGTAGGGTCACCATCATTAAAGGTGCGAATGTGTTTGATAAACTGTTTATTCAAAATTTCTGTTTGATTGGTAAGAATATCAACAATACCACGGTACAAACTAATCATCATACTAACTCCTTATCTTAATGTGTAGTGTGCAACAACAGCATTAGGTTTCTTTAATGCTTCAGCACGCCGTTGTTTATATTTTACATTCTCAACATCTAACAACTTGGTTTCAGAGGTGTCTTTCTTATCCCAAATTGCCTCACACTGAGATTTATTATAGTCTGTAAATTGTAGGCAATCCTCGATGAAATATTTTCTATCATCTTCTGGTTTTGTCATCAATTCTTCTTTGTTGGTCGGTTGTGGATCCACACCTTCTTGAATCTTCTTTTCATCTAATTCAATATGGACAGGATTTTCAGGAATAATTACCTTTTCAATGATGATTTGCTCTTGCTCAACTTTAGGCACCACTGGTGTTTTTGGTCTGTGATTGGCCAAGACAACAACCGCAGCTAAAGCCATAACACCAATGATGATTTGTTTCCACCAAAGAAAGAAAACAAGACCAAGAACAAATACACCAATAGCACCAAATACAATGATTTCCATTGTGTGTTGGGAAATACCAGAATCATTGACGATTTCGGAATACATTTAAATCACCTTATTGACGATAAGCCACTTCACATTGAACAGAAACTGGATACATGATTGTGCCATGATCCGTTTTCTGCGGCAGTGTTTGAATCACTGGACGCATTTTTGCGTCTATACAATCTTTAGACGACCGAATTACTTCAGCACGTTCAATGACCTTTGCTTTTTCGAAACCATCCAATTTGGGAGTTGAACACGCAGCTATCACTAAAAAAAGAATAGTAAACATACCATATCTCAAAGTTTTGTTAAACATTTTTAATCCTTTCAATTAACTGTGATGCTTCAGTAAAATTAGACACATCATCAGTGAATTCCATTTCCTGAATCATCAATTCAGCTTTTGCCATACGAATTAATTCTAATGCATAGGCAACATCATCGTTATCGGCTTGATCCAGCCATTCATCAAAACCTTCATTGGTCGTATTCATAATAAAATCCAGGTTATCTCGGTCCCACTTATTCATTGAAGTTCGCCTTGATGCCATTGTCTTTAAATAGAATGCCAAAAAGAGCAGTTAAACCCATTGCTGTGATAAAACCTATTTCATTCACACCATTAATTGCGGGAATAAGAAACATATTCCAAAGCAACATAACAAATAATGAATTCAAAGAAAGTAGGAATGCAACTATTGCTGCTCGCATCAAAAATTTAGACCAGTTCATAACTTCTCCGTTTATAGTGGGACGAAGCATTAGGCTTCAGCAGTTTCAGTAGTTGTTGGTTGTGCAACAGGTGTTGTTTTAGGTGCGCCAACATAACGACCATTCTTATCAAACTCGGTATAATTAACCAACTGATATGCTGTTACAGCACGGCCGGTTTTATGCACCTTGATGATACCGCCATCTTTGCGGATGTTATAGATGTTTGTGGATAAGCGATAGAGAACCGCTTCTTGATCCGTGCCTTTGAAACAGGACTTAATCTCATCGGGAGATACAGGTTTACCTGACAAAAGGGTTACGGTGATTTTTTCGTGGCGATTTTGTTTGCCTGAGCGAACGGTGTTTGACATTTTAAGTCCTTTCAAAATTACATGATAAGAGTACCAACATATGAATTATAACACAAAGATGGCATGTTGGCAACCATCCAGTGTTGTTTTTTTACATCAGAATGGAATTTCATCCGTATTTACCACCGTAGGGGCTTTTCCTACGGGAGCATCAACTTTCGCATCAACCTTGGAATACAAGTCGAGGAACGCCATTTTGGTGTCTGTGTCGAACCGTGCCACGCATAGTTCAATAGCTTTCATTCGGTCACCAAAGATTTTAAATGCTTTAGCAATGTGGACCAAACGGCGTGTGGAGATAACTTCATCAACAGCACCTTGGTCAAATGATTGTCGAACAATATCAGCCCATTGTGTCAACTTCTCAACAAAATCCTGGTCAGCAATCAATGGTGAAAGTATTTTCTTTTCAGTCTTAACATCAGGATATTCCTGTTCAACTGTAATAGGGAAACGTTCTAGGAATGCATCATCTAGAATCTGTGAAAGGTAACGACCTTCTTCACTACCACGACCTTTAGTGTTTGCAGTAGCAATGACGTTGAACCCATCTTTTGGATATACCATCTCACCGTTTTTCTTGTTGTAGTATGGTTTGCCTTCTAAGATACCTTGCAAACACATCAACTTATTAGAACCACGGTCAACTTCATCAATCAACAGAATGGCGCCACGCTTCATTGCTGTAATAACAGGACCGTCACGATTAACAACGTTCCCATTAACAAGAGTAGGACCACCGAGCAAATCCGATTCATCAGTTTCAATACTAATGTTAACTCTAATGCACTCCCGCCCGAGCTCCGAGCAAGATTGTTCCACCATGAGGGTTTTACCATTACCTGAAAGGCCTGTAATGAACACAGGATAAAACAAATCAGACTTAATGATATTACGCAAATCTTTAAAAAATCCAAATGGCACATAATCTTTATACTTTGTAGGAATTGATACGTCAGAGTCATCAACTAGTTTAGGTTGTTTGAATTCTAAAACTTGTGCAGCCAATGCAATTTCAAGTTCAGGTTCTTTAACAATTGTTTTCTTGGTGCCGATGTTAGGCAATTTATATTCTCCTCGACCAACTCTATAATCAGACTTGGTTACAAACCAGTGTGGAAAAGAAAGGTCATTTTCTTCAATAACTTGTTGAATGCCGTCACGGGTCAAAATAGAACCTGTGCCATACAATTCTTCGGCTGCTTTAACAAAAGCGGTTTGATTGCGGTTTAAACTCATATTTTTCTCCAGTTATGACATCCACATATTGGTATTATACATGAAAATCAACTCAATGGCAAGTACTACTAAAACAATCATTCCGTCTCCCACTTTTCGGTTTGTTTAAAGGATTTCTCTTGGATTGTGAGGCTATCTTTAGATATATGCCTAGGATTACCACACAATCCACATTCAGGGTTTCCACAATCCATGGCATGATGTTTGGCAAACTTGTGAGGTTCTTTAACATCTATGCCGTGGCGTTTGGCAATTTTCATTTGTTTTTTGATGGCAATCTCATCATTCTGCAAACGTTTTGAGTGTTTGATTTTATCTTCTTCTGTACTCATATTTAATCCTTAAAATGCATCGAAGTTGAAATACTTAGGTGATTCTTTCATTAAAATAATGGTAGTGCCATTTTTCTCAAAGATAAACTGGCCAGTCTTGTTGTTGAATTTCACCAAGTCATCGTTACCGAAATCTCTTTCGTTCCAACCCGAATCTTCACCGTGTTCATCATCATCGACCACTGGGGACAAGAGTTGCGAACCTTTTTTTAGTTGTGGTTCCACCTTCTTTAAAGATTTGAACCAATAACTGACACTGATATCTTTTGATGACAATGGTGTACCTGTCCATTGTGTTGGACTCACACGGTCAGCCTTACGGTCACCACGATAGACTTCAATAGTATATGTAGCACCAGAATCAAACTCGGCCTTCACGTTAAGAATACGCATTGCATCTTGTGGCGATTCATTGTAACGATTCATTTCTTCAATCATTGCCTTCAACATATCAAAGTTAAATGCTGAGAATACAGAAGCAATGTTTACAATTCGTTCTGTGTGTGATTTATCATTCAAGTTATCAGCACAGTACTCACGAATGAATGCCTCATCCAAACCTTTGAAGTTAACCATATAGAAGATACGACCTGGTCGGTTACGCATATGCGAATCAACACGCCATTTATCATTACTGGTCAACATAAACAATTTCTTGGTTGAATAAATTCCATCCAATAATGTCAGCAATGCTTCTTGTTCTTCACTGTTATACACCTTCTCAAACTCATCAAACATTACAATACATGGTTGCTGAATAGATTGAATCAGTGTATTGAATTTATCACCGTGCCATGAAGCATTGATAACAATAGTTGGCACATTTTGTTTGGACATTTCAATACAAATGTTTTTACTCAGCAAGGTTTTACCTGAACCTTTTTCACCCACAAGCATTACACCTGTGGATTTCTCACGATTCCAAAAACTGTTGATGATACGTTCAGTGTTGCGAATCGTATCACCATACAATTTTGTAGGCACATCGAAATTCTCAATCTGTTCGATATAGAAATTTTCGAATGGATCCTGCTTGACAACATAGTTGCCAGCAGGCAATACCTCATGCAGGTCCATTGATTCTCTAGTGGCAATACGAAATGTATTGCCTGACTTCATGTAGTAACTCATTAAGGTTCAATCCAGTTATTTGCGTTTTCTTGCACAGGTGGTTACCACCTTGCGGGCCAGCTATTTGCGTTTTCTTGCACAGGTGCAGTGAATTCTTCTTCATCATCTGGCATCACACCAACTTCACCAATCACCTCATAACGGCAGGCACGGCCTTTCGCATTGTCGTAATCTGTTGGAATGGATACAACATCACGTGGATTGATTTTAACAATCACGGTGCGTTCGCCACCAAAGTGAGCCAAATAGGACTCAGAGCAGAAATGCAAACCAGCAGAGCAGGTTTGGTTCTTGTCATCATTAACTTGGTTGCGTTCCATCTCAACAAACTTACCAACAGAATTATCCATTGTGCCTGTATGACAATCTTTGTAATCGTCACGGACTTTTTTGTATGCCAAGAAATGACCATCACCTGTAATTGGCAAACGATTCTTTTCCAAGAAACCATACAACTCATTCACAGCACGGAACGAAGGGTTTTCCATCATGTTCTGCATGAAGTTGGCCAATGGTTCAATTGGAAAACCTGATTGCAACATCTCAACCATGCGGTTAACAATGGCACCATGCATCTCTGTGCCTTTCCAAAACAATTTCTCGCCTTGTACTTCAATATTACCTGCACCATAATTCAACACAACCTTTTTAGGATTGATTGTATCACGTACAGTTTCCCAATCACTTGCCTTGATGGCATCAACTACCTTTTGATAGGTGATATGGGTTTTAGAAATTGTGTGTGGTGTATTATCAATAACAACCACAACATTAGAACCTTGAATCAAATACGGAAACATCTTAAACACCTTTCACTGTGTCAACCAAATTAATATACTCACACACATCACCCTCATTTGCATACGAACTCAATTTATCAAGCAGAGGGTATCGCTTAGAAAAATCAGCCAATTTTTGTTTGTATTGTACAAGCAAATCTTCAACATCTACGTTGTTCTCAACTTGCATTGCTCGCATCAATTGTTGTAACCAATGGATGCCTTTCAACTTTGGTAGACCAACAAAACCATCTAAGAATGCTTTTGCAGGACTCTTTACATCAACACCATCAATCACCGTCTGGTAATTATAGTTGAAAATGTCGTGCTTGTCAAGCCGTTCCATCACGGTAGCCATACCAATTTTGGTATTTAAGTTATTAACAGTGGTAGAAATGTGTTCTTCAAGGTTAATCCAGTTTGGCATCTTTTTGATGGTTTCAATATCACCTTTACGGACACCATACACATTAACTTTCAACTCATCAATCTCGGTTCTATTCAACAACTGTTTCAACTGGTCAACATTGTGACGCAATTTGGTAAATTGAGGAACAAAGCCTAGCAATGGAACATAATAAAACTTTTCAGTCTTATCAAACTTATCCAATGTATCAGCGGCACGCCAAACAAAATCTTGTGATGCTGAACGATTTGAATGTCCACCACGGCGGTCAAGTTGGAGAATAGTTACGTTCTTACCAAAACCATTACCAGCACCATTCTTACGTGGTTTTTCATTCAACGTTGATGCAGCCATACGCTGTGCAGCAGGTGGATTGTGCAACATTGTATAGAAAGCAACCAAATTCATTGGTTTGGTTTTATCCAGTTTGTCCAACACAAACACATTTTCACGATAAGTGTTTTTCTCTTTATTGCGGAAATGGTGTTTAGCACGTTCAAATGAACCGGTCTTACAATCATTCTCAACAAACATTGAGATGTTGTCAACCTCGATATTGAAATACTCAATACGCTTTTGGTCTTTATCATAAGATACAGAATGACTACGATTCTTGCAACGGTTATTACCACGTTCAGACTCAAATTGTTTGATATGAATGTTCATAGCCTTCAAATCAAGCAAATCTGCCTTGATATCAAACGAATGATACCCAGCACCACGTACATCAAACAAAGCAAAACCAGTGTTGGTCACATATTCAAGCACTGCACCTTGCCATAATTCTTGGTGTTTCTTGTTATACAAAAACTTGGAACGTTCCCATTCACCTTCAATCACATCAGCTTCAGCAGTAAGAACCTTGGTCAATGCAGCATTAACTGCAACCAATTTTTTACGAATAGAATCAATGGTCAATGGAATGTAGGACAAACCTTCACGTGATGCTTGAAAGTCCAACTCACCAATGCCAAATTCAAGCACAAGGCCACATTTCAACAATTGGTGTACACCTTCAAGTGATTGTTCGGCTTGTGGTACTTCAATAGGATATGCAATGTTACCCATCACAGCAATGGATGAGGTACGATTGTACCTATCAGATTTAACTGAATGAACACCGGGAATAATATTCTGTGTTTCATATTCAACACGTTCAATATTGATTGTGTTACCTGTGATTGTAGGCAATACAGGGAACCAACGATATACTTTTACTGCTTCATCAGTAAATTTACTAAAGTCATACCTGTCATTGACGGAGAATTTTACCTCAACACCATTAGATTCTGATACCGCTTCTTCACCCATCAGAGCAATAGATGGCACACCAACGTCATTGATAAAGGCAGAGTAAATGCCTTTGCGGCCATTTTGAATGGCAGTGACAGTGAAGTTATCAGTATAAGAGAACGGAGATTTTGAACCAAGACCAAGAGCACCGATAAACTCATTAGATTCGGTTTTGGTTGATTCAAAATATGTGGTGTAAATTTTGGTTACTTGGTCATGTGACAAACCAGTGCCAAAATCACGAATAGAAAACCACGGTTCTAGTGTGGTTGGCAGGTGCACCTCGAAAGGTTGTGTGGTGCCTGCTGCGGTGTGACTATCAATGGCATTACATGACAACTCACGAATTATCGCCTTAATCTTATTGGCGTACAAACCGCTGGAAAGAATGTTAAATGCTTTTGCTGAATTACGGATACGGAACTCACCGATTTCACCAACATTGGAAAGAATGGCCTCTGCTTGAGGTGCGCTATTGAGAATCATTACAAAACCTTTTTCAATCAATCAATACAAGTATTATATCAGAAATAATACCAACTGGCAACCATGTTGTTGTTAACCTACAACAGTAGTACTTTAGTACTAATCAATGATATCCACCATAACAATGTTCCGTAACATAACTGACAACTGCTTGGCGACCATCATCATTCAAATTGAATACATCAATTGGATGTTTAAAATTAAAATGCATATTTGGACTATCCCACCATCTATCTACCAATTCTTGGCGACCAAGCAATGCCATCAGCATATTATCACAATCAGCCTTTTGCAAAGCGTGTTGTATTTTATTTTGAACTTCTCTTTTGCGCCACATAATTAACTCCAAGTCCTGTGACGTTCAGCCACCCATTCTCTACCATCATATTCCTCAATGTACCAGTCTACATCATCAGGAACTTCTACGATTTTTAAATCTGAGAAATCACCACCAGCATCGGTACCATATTCTTCAATCATTGCCACAAGGTCTGGACAATCACGGGGAATATCATAATACCAAAATCTTTCATCAGTAATACCAGCACGGTTTTTATATTCATCTAATGCAGCCTCAGATAAACCAAAACCACCATGACACGCATTTATAACAACTTTCATTCTTCAACTCCGAAATGTTTTATTAATCTTATCCGCACAATAATGGCCATCCATTCCTTTGTCACCTAGTTCCTCACATATGGTTAGGCATTCCATAACAATCAACTCGGCGAACTTTTTAGGATCGTCAATCGTATATTGTGGCCAAGTGTGCTGATTGCCACTATCATAATGACCACCAGCCTGTGACCAAAGTTGTCGAATTCGTTCGTTCATCTTATTTTTGCTTTCGTGCCTTGCGACCAGGTGTTGCATAATCCATAAACATATTTGTTTTAATGGAATGGCAACACTTACATAAAGTCATCAAATTAACTTCTTCATTATTGTCTGAATTTCCATCCAAATGGTCTATGTCCAATTGCAAATGTGGTGCTACAATTTTCATAGTACAAGTAAAACCTAACCAACCAGCCAACTCACCTTTTCCGTTTTCACAGTATACTTTGCGATATTTTTTATAATCATGGAAAGAATTGACCCATTCATTTGCTGTCAACCCCTTTTTAGCACCTTGGCGTTTATGATGGCACTTTTGACAATACTTTCGATATTGTGGATAACCATCTTTAGTATATGTACCCATAAATTGGCGGTCATTGTGACATTGAATACATTTCGGACGTTTACCAAAATCGTGACGTTGTTTGATTGTCATAATTTTACCTGATTAACCACAAATTGCATACTCAGCCAAATCAGACCAGTTTTTACCTGCGCCTTGGCGAATCTTTGTTACCTGAATCAGTGTGCGGAGCGATAACTCTTTAACTGAATCTTGGTGCTTCTCAATCAAATTCATAGCATCAGTCTTAACAACTTTGTCAAACTCAGGCATAAACTCACCTGTAGACAACAGGTGGCGCATACGTTCGACCTTTTGCTTTGTGGTCATTGACAAGTCAACAGCCAATGAACGGGTCAGGATAGCCTGGTCAATATTGGATGCGGACAAGTTGGAGATAAACACAACACGACCTTTGAATTCGAAGGATGTAGGCAAATCTTCATCTTTGATATCCGCTCTCCATGAAATGATACGGCGTGAATATGAATCAAGCGCACCTTTGAGCAGGTTCAATGATGTAGGATCCTTGAGTACGGAATCACAATCATCAAACACAATAACGCCATCTTTATTTTCATAAAGTGTGCGGTACAGGCCTTTAGGTGTTGAATAACCTTTGATGACACGGAATGTCTTGGCAGTCTTAAGGACGGTACCAACAGCGATATCATCAAGCACGGATACATCTTTGAAACCAAGTGCTGTCAACGTTTGTGACACGGTAAAAGACTTACCAAGACCACCAGGACCAGTCACAACAACGGATGCTTGTGCGCCGTTAGCAAGCATAGTAACCATATCAGACACAAAACCGAAGCGTTGGTTAATACTAAAACGGGACTCAAGCACAGGTGCAACAGAATTGGATTCTGATTGTGCCTTACGGATGACATAATCCATATGCGCCTTGTTTGAACGCTTTACAGTCTTGCCGTTGATAACAGCAACATACTTACCACCAACAAATTTCACATCAATCATCGTTACTCCTAATCAATCAATACTACGTATTCTACAGGTTCTGGTAGAAAAGGCAAGCCTAATACTTTAGTACTCAAGCAGTCCGGTCAAGTATTCTTCTTGGAACGCTTCGGTTTCTCTGCTTCAGCAACCATTGCTGCCCGCTTTTCCGTTGCGTCCACCCACTCCTGGTGCGCTGCAACCAGTTTTTTGTACTCATCATATGTGACAACGGCATCATTCCAACGATAGGTAAACGTTTCTGGATCCATATATTATACGGACTTTCCTGTCGCTAAGTGTACTACGGCAGCTGGGAATAAGACTGCCACCGCCAATTCCAAGAGGTCTGGATCCAGTTTGTCATTACTTGCAAGGCGTTCTATAGTCTTGGTCATGACCCATGGACGGCGGTCAAGAAAACGGAGAGCTGAATCTAATGCAAAATCTTGTGCATATGAAATTTCTAATTCATAATTCATACTGTCACACCCCAATATTTCATAACACGTTCCAAACAATATAAATGGTCTGTGATTTCACCAATGTCCTTGGCTTCATCAATATCAAATATTGCAAAACCACGACCTTCAGCACGATTCACCAAATCCTGTTTTAGTGATTCATATGTACTTTGCAATTCCGTTTGTATGATACCATCAACGGTATCCCAATCCAATTCAACAGTTACTTTTTTCATAATTAATCCTTAATCCTTACTGGGGGGCACCGCAATTATATAACAACGTTGATTTCTTGGCAAGTCTTTTTCACATTACCACCATGAATCATAGTAAACGGCATCGCCTACAGCAATAGCTGCCATTGCCTTGCCAATGAATTCCATATCCTGTGCAACAGAATCAGGATCAGGTGGATTATTACCAAAGAAGAAACCAACTGTTTCAGGCAATCGGCCTTTTGTCACATCCATTGCCAATGATTGCAGGTCTTCCATTGTCAATCGTACAGGCACACAATTAAACGATTCTTTATCGCCGCCTTTTGAACGATACAGGCGTTCCATCCAACCATGGAGGTCGTGGTGCTTACGCCAATATGCCAATTCTTCTAAATCATCTTCACGACCAGCGTCCTGACCACGCACATTAAAATCATCAATCACATCTTCCGCTTTTACACGGAATGCGTACATATCTAAACCCATCATTTACTCCTGTTCCAATTTCTTTAAAAGTTTTTTTAATGTCTTAGCCAAATCCTTTTTATAGAAATGAGCATCTACCACATTACCAAATATATCTTCTAATTGCACTGCAATGCCTGTTTTTTTAGTACTCCATGCAAAACTGATAACACCATCAGCATCATTATCACACAATCCAACAGTCTTAATCATTTTAACACAATGCCGTCAACGTTGTATTTCTTCTTTAAGAATGACAAACACGCTTCAGGTGTTGGTCGTGCTGCTTCTTGTTTGCCATTCATCATAGCAACCCATTTTTGACGATCCGCACGGAAGAATACAGTACCATCAGGATGCGTTGTTTTAGTGCCTTTTACAATAGAACCAACAGTGGTATTGCCAACTTTTGAAATAACCAGTTTGGTTGGTGTCACTGTACGTTGGCGTGCCATCTTACGTGATGCAGGTTTTGCTTTGGCGACTTTTGGTGTCTTAACTTCAGGATCAGCAACACCTGTACTAGGGTTGAATCGTGGGCCGGTCATAGGACCTACCCATGGGAAGAAACCAACAGGCGATGGACGACCAACAAATGACAATGCTTCAGTCATATCAGACCCACACATTGACCAAGAATCGGTTTCTGCATCATACCAGCGATAATACTTGCCTTGCATCCCACGGTCGACCAAATACATGGCAGTTTGTGGGGGTTTACCAGTTTGAAATTCCATAATATATCCTTTTCAATTTAACAATGACCATTATACATGAATCCTAGGAAATGGCAACCTTAATACTAAAGTACTCCATCACCTAGGTCAAGTATTATTTCATTGCAAACTTTTCCATTACAGTTGGTGTATACAACCGATTGGTCAATAATGGATATTCTTTCCGTTCTTTCACTTTGCCAATATTCAATTCTGCCAAACACTGTAACCCGTGATTGGAGAATTTAGCGCCTGACAACACATCCAACATATAAATCCAATGTAAATCTTTCATTCCATATCCTCTAATTCATCCAAAGCGTCAATAATACATGAATCGGCTACACTCATTAGCCGTTCAATTTCAGGGTTTACGGTTCTCTGTAAAATTGTCTCCTTTTGGGATGCCCAATGATACACGTCCGAAAGCAACAACTGTGCTGCTTCCAGTTTTGTACGTAATTCCAAGTTAGTCATTACTTTTACCTTAATCTAAAAGAACCATATATTCTGCTGGATAATGTTTGCGAAACCAATCCAGTCCTTTGCGAACCATTTTGTAGTCGCCTGTCATCTCACAACCCATTATGGTGTCATATACTGCAACTGCTTCAGGCGTCAACATTACACCTTCACCAGAAAACGGATTCTTTACCTCGACAGATTCCTTATCGAGCACCATACAATCAAACGGCAATTTTAACTTACTCATACCAACTCCTGCTTTGCATTAGTCAAACCATTAAAAAAATCTACCTGCTTGGCTTTAGGCAATTCACTCACCACATATACCAATTGCGATAGTAGATATTCACCTGCATCATCCGAGGACTTTGTTACCTTGACAAAATGCAGGATTTCACCTTCAATTTCATCAGGCGTGAAATATACTTTTCGCTTTCGCACAATTTACCTCAACAATCTGGATCAAAATCATGCCATTCCTGTGCTTCATCAGGCTGGCCATCATATTCCGTTTCTACTTCATCCATATCTACTTCAGGCAGATAGGATTCTAGTACCTTAGCAGGCACACGCTTCAGCAATTCTTCAAGAGCTGTCAAATCACCAGAATCAACATCATCCTGAATTTGTTTCAAAACCAAATTAATCAAATTATCCATAATTTTTACCTCAATGTTACCTGATTAAATCGAAAAATCTTCTAACTCAGCAATGCTTTCTTTGATGAATTCAATTTCATCTGGATCATCTGTGCGTTCCAGGTCATATTGCAAATCTTCAATTTGTGAATTAACGATATCCAATGCAATCTCACGATAAGCAATAGGATCAAGTTTACGCACAATAGCGGAACGTGAAAAGGTCAAGTTACCGATAATAACGTCACCTTCACAATCCAACATTTCATCTATCATTTCGATAATCGCTTCGTTTCGCATTTTTTCTTACCTCACTGATTTAAAACACAATTATACCAGATTTTACCTGACTTGGCAACCTAATACCATAGTACTCCATTTGTTTGCTGGAGTACTACAGTATTACCTGACTATCGTGGGTATACTGCAAAAGTAGTAGCATCTGACTGCAAACAACTGCTTTGGCGAGTATTTTGTGAACGAAAGGTTCTATGTGCCCGAGGACCACGATACCTTAGTTTTACTTTTTGACCAACAGCTTTGTAATACTGAAGTACACGTTCCCGTTGTTCAATAGGCACGCCTTTGAATAAGGAAGTATTACCTGGACTGCGATACAACTCATACAGTACATGAAAAGTTCTAACTTTATCTTCAAATGTCATACTTTTTACTCACATTCCTGCTTCTTCAAGACACGCCAACTCGGCTAGTAACTCTTCCGTACTCATCATTGGCAGAATTGTAGTAGCATAGGTCACAAATTTATCGGGGTCTGAATACCCTTGCATTACAATATGCTCAATAATGAGTGCTAAAGTTTCGTTTTTTGTCATTTTCTCTCTCAACCGTTTAAAAATACCATTCTATCATAGAATCCGACAACTGGCAACCTGAGTACTATAGTTCTCAAGCCGACTGCTCTGATAATAAAGTATTAACTGATTCACGTATAACGTCAACATAAGTTCTAATGTTATCAAAAGAATTCATTATCTCAGTATCAGTAGTACTAAAGATTTCATTTTCACAATGTTCTAAGATATACTTAACATTCTGGTACAGATTAATACTTTCGTTCTTAATACTTTCGATTGACTCGTAACGTTCAATCAAAAGTTGTAATTCCTCAGCAGAATCACGTATGTCAGAAAAATGTATTACATCTAACATATCGCCAGTAAAACCTTCTTCTACATTTTCAGTTTCAGCAATAATACTTTCCGTTGCATTGTAGATTGTATCACCAAAGATACCTAAGTCAATAGTATTCATTTTCGTTCTTTCATCATTGTTTGTTGTCATGTGTTACATTATACAGGTTTTTTATGAAATGGCAATATAAGAGAAAAGTCTTACATTATGGCCATGGAGTACTATAGTATTCATATTATATGCTGTGGATAAGTCTGTGTATAAAATGTGCATAACGCTAGCGCCAGTCGCAGATGTTGTGGATATGCTGTGGATAACTTTACCTGACTAGTTAATGAGTACTTCCGTTGTAACCTGCATCCAGGTGTACTGAGAAAGTTATCATGTTCCGCATAATATACTGCAAAAGTGTCATAAAGTGCAATTTTGTGTTGTTTGTAGTGCTTTAGTGTTACCAGCGCACCTGGCTTCGCAAGTTACCTGTAAGAAACAAGTCTTAGTCTCTGTCTGCGATGGCACCTCAAAGCATTACAATGGTTTTTCTACCGCAAACCAAAGTGTTACTCTCAGAAGCGCTCTAGTTCGCCATTGAATACTTTTGTTTCAAAATCATAGATAATACATTGTACTTCATCAGCGAACCCCAATTCACACAAAAGTTTACACTCCTGTATGAATGGCTCATGGCCTAAACCAAAAGTATACAGCATTTCTTCCAACTCTTGTAATTGAATACTAATTTCTGACATTTTGCCCATGTAATGCTCCTGTGTTAATATGTGGGTATTATACAATAAAACCGAGAGTTTGGCAATATACTGAAAAAGTACTCCATTGCCGAGCTAGAGTACTTCCGTTTTCAACGCCCAGCCCCAGCGTCCACCCCAGTCTGCTTTCGAATAGGTGCTATTATACAGGAACCAGACAGGTTGGCAATATAGCGCAATAGTACTCAAGCAATCCGGTCAAGTATTCCAGATAACGCTTGCCATTTCCTGCAGGATCGGTTATACTTTGTCCATCAAATCAAGAAAGCGAGAAAATATGACCGAATTCGAAAAGCAGTGCTACGGTATGTCAACAGCAGCGATCCGTGAGCAGTATATGAAAAGCTTTACTGCCAAGCACGTTGGTCTGGAAATGGTGTGCATGAGCATATTGTCGGACGCTCAGGAATTGCTGGCGATGGGTGCAACCAATGATTCCCGCCAATATATGAACCGTGCTAAATTCATCCTTTGCGAAATACAGGACCAGCGTCAAGCTGCTGCACTGCTGGCGGATGAATTGACCACAGAATAACACTACAGGCAACTGGAAGAAAAAAGTTTACAGTTGCCATTTTCACCAAATCTGGTATAATTGACTCTTACAAACAAACAAACAAAGGAAAAAAATGTTTACATTCGCATGTGGTTCGGTTGAAGGTTTAACTCTCACTCAAAAGCGTGAGACCCTGAAGGCGCTAAAGGCGTCAATTAAGCTTGAGGTCGAAACCAAAAAAGCTTTGCGTGGTCTTGCTGCTGACGCTAAACTGAAGGCTGCTGCTGAAAAGCGTGAAGCCGCTATTGCTAAGGCACAAGCTCGCCTTGAGAAGCTGCTTGCTAAGCAAGTTGGTGCTGTAGGCGCTAAGGCAGTGAAAGCCAACAAGCGCCCAAGCAAAGGCGTGGTGTTCGGTGCTGAGGACAATGCTATTGCTGCTGCCATCATGGCACGCAAAGCAACAGCGTAACCATTCGAGTGCTGCGAGGAACGCAGCAACACCAAAAGCCGGTGCCAACACCGGCGCTCGAGTGTAAGGCAAAGGGATCGGATCCCAGAGGCCGCCAGTTGGAAAATTACTGGCACAGTATTTGAAAACAAAAGTTAACAATTTAGGAGTTAGTATGAATGTATTCATTTTTTTGACTGGTTCTTTGGTCGGCGCATATTATAACACAGCTGTCCTTTCGGTGGCAAGCGCTTGTGCTGGTGCTTGCACTAGAGGTGCCGAGTTAATACTCCAGCTGGTGGCTTGAGTTAAAAAGTATTAGGTTGCCATTTTCGGTGGCCGTGTTATACTCCTTCCATCAAATCAAGAAAGCAAAGCGAAATGAACAAGCTCTCAAAAACCTCAAAGCTCGACAATATCCTCAGCTGGTCCCTTCAGGCTCTCGAAACCTGCCAAGGTTCTATTGGTGACGATGGTGAGCTCGTTCCCGCTTGTGCTGGTTGCTACGCCACGCAAGGCACATATAATTTCCCTGGCACCAAAAAAGTGCGCTTCGATAATAAGCAAGCATGGCAGGATGACGCTTGGGTGGACACTATGGTTGCTGCTCTCAAAAAGCAAAGCTACTTCCGCTGGTTTGATTCTGGCGATATGTACTCCATACAGTTAGCGCTCAAAATGTATGCTGTGATGGTTAAGACCCCCCACGTGAAGCACTGGTTGCCCACACGGATGCACAAATTCGCTAAGTATCAGCAGGTGCTCACCAAAATGGCTGCTCTGCCTAATGTGATGGTGCGCCCTAGCAGTGATGCTATAAATGGCACATATACTGCTGGTGTACATGGTAGCACTATATTGCCAGAAGGAATGCCAGTGCCTGCTGGTGTTAAGGTTTGCACGGCACCAACTACAAATGGCAAGTGCTCTGGTTGCCGTGCTTGCTATTCTAAAGAGGTCCCAGTGGTTGCATATATTGCCCACGGCCGCAAAATGGCAAAGGTTATTCGCTTGGCAGTGGCTGCTTAAGGTTTTCGCTCTCCCCACTTGAGGCTAGGCTGGATGGTGGGGTTTAGAGGCAGTGCTGTAATGGTGCTGCCTCTTTTTTTGGCTCTGCTGGAGCTGCTGTCCGAGCAGTAGCGGTGAGGGATGGGGGTGCGGTAGGTAAGTGATTAGCTAAAAAAGTGCCACCTGGTCAAACTCTTTTTTCTCATTTTTTATTTTCTGGGGCTCCCGTTAAGGGTTTCGAAATTTTTTCTCGGAGGATCCTCTTGATACTGGGAATTTTTCCAGGTCCAGCTTTCGCTCCTCTGCAAATTTCTGTGCTTCTTCTAATGAACCAATCTCATAGCCTTTATCTGGATGCACTCTCAAAGCATTCTCAAGGTTCTCTATAATTCTCTGTACGTCACTATGTTTCATTTTCAGTTTTCAATTGTATCCACATTACTAAGGCATTCTCAAGGTTCTCATTGACCTTATCTGATGCCACTCTCAGAGCCACCAGAATATCCATAGCATCCTCTCTTTCATACCAAGTACCAACGAGTCTGCCCGCAGGGTTTCTGATACCTCTGATAGTATTGCAATCGTATACATGGACCCACTCTTTACGTGAAAGGCCTCTCTCTTTTATCCATTGGCAATATTGGTCATAGTTACCTGCAACAACAAAATATCTCTGTGTCATTACTCTTTAACTCCTACACCATCTCATCAACGTTATTACCTTTACTGAAGTACTGTGTTTTCATTATCTGCAATTCTTCCTGACGGTCTTTGATTACTTTAATCTGTTGTTGTTTGATTGTTTCTTGGTGTACAAGTTTCTGTAGTTCAATTTTGTGTGCCATTGCGGCATTAATACCACTTGCTTTCATAGTTTCTCTCCACAGTGAGGACAATTTTTAGTTGACACATTACGCATCTCTTTCAGTGTCTTGTTTAGTTTACGTGCATCGGCAGTAATACGCTTTATGGCTTTACGGTCACGCTCGTGTTTAGCTTTGTTCAATTCTTCTTTAAGGTGTAGTTTCATCTTAGTCAATCGACCCTCAAAGATTTCAATAAAGCCAGTTATGCCAGTCGATTCACTCATTATTTCACTCCTTAATTAAACATCCATTGCACATTGATATTGCCGCTCCGCATCACAATCACACAATGTCTCATAGTCTCCGTGAATTTCTTCTGCATAGGGGCAAGTATGTAATCCATTAGGCTCTGTGGATTGTTCTTCAAGTCCGAAATGTTGTTTGATAGCAGTGACATATAAATTGCTTTGATACGCTCCGGCTGCTTTTTCTTCGTATGATGCCCCTTCGTTCATACAGGCTTGAGCACATTCTGCTATAATCAACTCGGCGAACTTTTGTAGCTGCATTGAGTTTACTTCGGGGTAATGACTGCCACCTGCTTGAAGTGCTATTTCTCGAATTCGTTCATTCATTGTTCACGCTCCGCTACTCCGAAATGTTTCTTGCTCTTGTCAATCAGCTTATTAAAGTGATAAATTTTACTTTGATGACATTTAATGATATCTACCTTAACCTCGGTAGATTTATATCCTTCTACCAATTTAATTTCTTCTTCCAATATGCCAATATATTCTCGAACAATTGACTCGGCGAATTTTTCCAGTTCATCTATGTAGAATTGATATACACCAAGATTCTGTTTATGTGTTGAACCAGCCTGTTCAGCAAGTTCTTTAATTCGTTCGTTCATTCTTCAACTCCAAAATGTTCAATCACGGCGTAATTCAATTCTTTTGCAGGGTCATCCATTTTTTTATTCTCCAGGTCCATGCCGGCCTGATGTGTGATTTGAACCATCGCAATTTCACGCATCAGCAGGAGGGCGAACTTTGCAGGATCATCAATGGTATATTCGGGCCAAGTGTGCTGATTGCCCGTATCATAATGACCCCCAGCCTTGGACCAAAGTTCTCGAATTCGTTCATTCATTCTTCTACTCCAAATGCTTTTTTGTATAAGTCCAATTCTTTAGTTGGAACCCATTCTTCCATAGGACCTTTTGTATCTGGTCTCATACGCAACAATGAATAGTTGGTAAAATCAAACTTTCCATCATTGCGTTGAATAGATACCGAAATCTGAATACTATTATCATTGTCATCTGTTCTTGGTCCTCTGACCAATATAAAATCTGTTTGTGGTATCATTCTTCAACTCCGAAATGTTGTTTGATACGCTGATTGATAGCGTGAGCGGTGTGGATTGGTTCAACACTATTGGTATTCATCTTACCAACCCAAGTAGAACACGCCATACATTCTTTCACAATCAACTCTGCTAGTTTATGAGCACGTAGAGCAAGTTCTGGAGCAGGATAGTCTGCTTGTATCATTAGTTGTTTAATTCGTTCGTTCATTTTTCACCAACTACTTTCATCTACGATTGTTTTCTCTATTATTACCATATCGCCGTTGATGACAGTGGGCAACGACACTTTGACGATTGAACCGATACCAGATGACGAATCAACGGTCACGGTTACGTAGTCAGAATCCGGATACTTGTCACAGAATGTTTTGATAGCTATCAGGTCTTCTTGGTGTAATGATAGTTTACTCATAGTGATATCTCCGGATTGCTAGTAGAATCACCTGCACCCAATATGCAAGCCAGTTTACTATCGTATTCGATGAGTGTCCAACTACGTTTCTCTTTGTTAACCAATAGTGTCACATGCGTACCATTAGTTGTTTTGCCGACCCAAACTGGCATCTCTTTGTATTCTTCTGTAAAGTATCGCATTACGGATTCGGCATTTGAACATCTTATTGATTTCGACAGAGTAATGACTTCTTGTGCGAATGATGTAGTGCTGAACAGGAGTGCTAAGGTGATGATTGTTTTACGCATTGTGGTTCCTCTATGTGTTGCATGGCTCGTTCGTGAAGTTTATCCCATACGTCTGGTTCTCCCCAGAAAAGGAAGAATAAAATCAGAATTACCAGTAAGTCAGTCATTTTCTAGGACCTTCAGGAATTCTTCCGGAAGGCGGACGTTGGAAAGTCCGGAGGCGCTTGAAAACATCGGTGCTATCTGAGAAGGAGTATAACCAGCAAGGCCACATCCAATAGCAGTAACATTAAATACCAGATTAGGCATATACTTAGCAAACTCTATGAATTGATTGACGTATACTCTAATGTAAGTTAATGGCAAGGTTTCGATATTCTGGTCTTTTGTTGGAATACCATAAGAGTCGCCTTGTAGTCCGACACCAACACCATAGATGGCACCGTGGTTGTCAGCAGCAAACTTTGCGGCACCAGCACCGTGTCGGCCGGCCAGGTTCGAACCAAAGACAAAGATTTCTCTTAGAGGTGTCGGTGTTCGGCCAATACAGAGTTCACAATCCGGTTCATCACAGGTATCTTCCAACCATTCGTTGGTCTGTTCGTCATAATATGCATCATACTGTTCTGAATATTTCTGGTTCATAATGTTTCATCATCTTTATGCAATGGGCAAATTGTATAGGTTCGTGGTCAGGATCCGGTAAGTTATCACCGTGCCTCTGTTTCAGTTTCTCATAAATGGCCAAGGCCTGTTCATCGGTCATTCTGGAAAGTATCTATTAACAACTACTTCTAAAATTTCCATAACTTGTTCTGCTGTCAATGAATTGTCTTCTGCCAGCCTGTCTTCCAAAGGAATGACATACCAACGCCAAGCATCTTCTTCTTCAACAAACTCATGCCATGCAAACAAACAAACTTCTTCATCTGGACGGTGTTGCACCATATTACCAAATGTGAAAGAATGTGTATCGTGTTCAGGAAAAACAAAACCACGTTTTGCAGAATCTTTATGAATATAGATTGCATATGATTCCATGTTGGTGTTACCATGTTCAACATATTCATACTCACCATTGGCATCTTCAGTTTCTAAATCACCATAACCATCAAATGCAACTTTGATTTCGGAAATAGGAGAAATGTTATCACCAATTTCTGGTTCCAGAACCTCAGTCCTATTTTCTAATAGTTTAATTAAATATTCTTCGAATTTATTGTAATTGTATTCCATTTATACCTCTTTGTAAATATTAGACCAGATTTTCAGTTTCTCTTTTTTGGCAATTCTGGCTGCGTTAATGTTACTGTCAGAAACAATACACTTCTCTACCATAATATCTATCATAGCCAAAAGGTCACCAATTTCTTCTTCCAAACTCTGCATGTTACTTTTGTTTGTAACAGGATGTACAGAGTCGAATCCAAAACGGAAAATCTTTGAGATTGCCTGCGTCACCTCAGCACATTCTTCCTGTGTGATACAGAAAATCTCTTTGGTTTTTTTATCCATTAATAACCTCATTCAACAAAACTTGGTTACCATCACCACCTTGACACCAATTTTCAGCAATATCTTCCGCTTCACTTTCTGAGCGGATTGTAGTTCTTTGTATTACCTTGTTTTCAATATATAAGGCAACTTCATAAACATCAAACTGCCTATCTAGGCCACCACGGTTTAGTCTGGTCACGGTAGCCTTTCTACCTGCGCCATAATATTCTGAATAAATCTCCATAATAACTCCTTATGCAATTAGTCCAATAAAACGATTCAGTACAACACGACTGTTATGTTTGCCATTATTGTACTTCGTAAATGCAGAGGCAATACCTCTGAAGGTTGAGTTTTCTTTAACTTCGAAAGTAGAATCCTCATCGGTATCTAGGCCGTTTGACCGCAAGATATAGTACTCATCATATCCAGTATTCTCCAGAATGGCAAACTTAGATTTTCTAAAGTTGTCCTTCATTTCTTCGTGGTTCATTTGTTTCGGAAACCACTGATGCACTTTACGGTTAAAATCTCTACCATTGATAACATAGAAACCAATAACATTCGAACCAGTTCTTGCTTTCAACAAACGAATGAAAGCATTTGTCTGTGCTTCATAACCATTTTTACCATCAATCTTTTCTTCGTGTTTGGTAACAGGATCACGAATAACTAATCTTTCACACTTCATGTGTACATCTGTTAGTCCGTAATAAGAATCTTTTTGTAAATAACGGTTAGCATTATTACTTTCACCATCTGTTAGAAAAATTGTATTGACAATCTGTAATTTGTTTTTCTTTTGAAATTCAGGAACGATAGTCATTGCATGAACGATTGCTTGGTTCAGGGGTGTGCCTTGCATATGCATCCAATGGGGGAAATAACCACGGACTTTGCCTAGACCAGCCATACAAACTAATGATGAACCTGCATAAGTGAACTCGGAACTAGACATCCTAGATGATAATAGGTTCATCAAACCATAAGGTTTGAAATATATGTCATTTTCTTTTGGTGTTTGTTTGGTTAGTTTTTCTCTATCAGTATCTTCAACAAAAGCGTATACCTCATAAGGTATGTTCATCTTCTTACAGAACAATACCAAATTGATTAATTGTTTCATTGTGTTACCAATGTGGTCGACCATTGAACCAGACCAATCAAGGAACATAACAAGACCATGTGACTTACCACCAGGAACAACAGAGATTTTTTTGAAGATATCTTCACTGAAACCATAAGAGTAAATTTTACTCATATTCAACTCACCAGTTTTGGCTGTTGTTGTACGTTTCAGTTGGTCAGCATTCTTACGCATTTCGAATTCTTTGACAAGGTAGGAAACTACTTTGTTACTTTCATTTCGAATTTTAAGGAATGTTTCTGTTGAAGAACTGAAGTTTTCTTCTTTGTATCTTTTCCAAATATATTTGTGGTCAACAACATCTTTTGGATTAAAATATGGAATATTTGCGTATATAATATTACTCAAACTATTGTCAAAAAGTTGCTTTTCGTTTTCTTTATAGGCAGCATCAGTAAAGGAACGAATCTGGTCTTCTAGACTTACTTTCTTATCTTCTTCTACAGAATCAAATTCATCACCATCAGATTGTTTGTTAGATTCAACCTCTTGTTCTTCTACATCTTCACCATCTTCAAAAGTTTGTTCTTTTGAATTGCCTTGGTCATCAAAATCAACTTCTTCATATTCTGATTCGTCTTCATCTTCACCATCATCATTGTTTTCAGCTTTAGCTTTAGCACGCTTTTGTTCTTCTTCTTCTAATCTGCGTTTCATGTATTTGATAATTTTCTTCGATACATCAATAACATCATCATAGGTTTCGGTGGTTTCAACTTCATTAAGCAAACCACGTTCTTCATCATTGAATTCAATACGTAATGCTGCGCCGCCTTTGCAGTGCAGGTTAATGCGGTCAAGAAAATTCATCTTGTTGATATCTGTTCCTTTGATACCAAAGAAATCTCTACTCATAAGCTCACCATAAGCTTTGACGAATGAATTTTTAAGGCCTGGATATTTGTATTTGATTTTGCGTTCAATACGGGAATCTTCAACCACATTAGATACATCTCTGATAACCTTTTCATCTCTTGCTTTCAACATACCATCCATAGGCGTATAGAGAGCATGGCCAACTTCATGTCCTGTAAAAAGGTCATAAAGAGCACTAGAGATATTTTTATCCAGTACCGGAAGTGTCAAAATCCGATTCTTAACGTCAAAAGATGCTGTTGGTACCGGACGTTGTTCAACAACAAGGTTCTCGGTTGCCATCAATTTGGCTAAAAGTGATTTTGATTCAAGTAATTCCATTATTTTTTCTCAGTCATAATAATAACATTGCCTGTTGGAGTTTCTTCAACTCTCATATTTAACACAGTGCCTTCTTTCCAGCCTGTTTCAGCAAGCAATTCATCAGGAAATTGTAAGATTGCATCGCCGGTGCCGTCATTCGCTTCTTGCAAATCAATAATATATCTCTTACTCATAATATTCCTTCATTTTCCTGTACCAATCTTGGTCATCTTCATGTCCTGATAGTACTGCCCACTTACGGACAACTTCATCTAGCAATTTCCAGTCAATAGGATCTTGCGGTTCTTGTTTTAGCTCAGTGTTTTGCGACATTTTAGTCTCCTACAACAGCAATTTGCGACAAAATTGTCTTTTTCTCATCTTTACGACTGTATTTTACGACATTCTTATGTGCTTGTACAGGCTTGATTGGTGTACGACACACAGGACGTTGTAATTTTACAACAAAACTCATTTTCTTACTCATTTTAGCGCCTCATTTTTGAAATTTCTACAGCTTCCTGACTGTTAAACACAGGAACAGCGTTTGATTTGTGCATTGTTGCTATTCCCATCACTTTTGTGCCAGTGTAAACCTTCGGTGTTGCTTTAGTAGCGACACCGTTACCTGTATTTAATGACGGATAATGCACAGTTTCACGACCGGCAGGTGCCGACAGTTTATATGTTAGTTGATTGCTTTTGGATTTGATGGGTTTCGATGTTTGGTGTGATTTCAACCACGCATCGTATTGTTCACGCACAGCTTTTGGTCCTAGTTTTTTCTTGGACTTTGCGATTCGAACATATATCATCATAAAAATCTCCTAAACAATGGTTGTATTATACACCATCCATCAAAGAGTGTCAATAGTAGTGTTGTTAATTTACAACATCAGTAATTAATTTTTTGGGATTTGTTATATCTTTGATTGGATTCAAAAGACTCATACTCATCGTAGTACTTTTGTTTTCGTTGTTGCTTCTGACGTTTTTTGTTTCTGTTTTCCTCTTGGAAATACTTCTCATCATCATAGTCTCGCTGGTTGCGAAACTTTCCAGAAAATTTAGACACTTTAATTAAACTCCTTGATTAATAATTTCAAATGTTGTGAATGTGATGCCACGAATACGAGCTTCTGGCATATCCTCTACGTTTGTTTCTGAAACATAGATTATATTGGATGCGGGATAACATAGTTTTATAAGTTTTAGTAAATTACAGCAGGTTCCATCAAAATCATTAAAAGCAAACACCTCATCAACATAAGAAATACTTTCTACAAATTCTTTTCTTTGTTCGAATGTACTTTTGGTCCTATTTCGACATAACTCCATATAGGAGTCAGAATGAACTCCTACAACAAGCCAATCACATTTAGATTTGCATGTTTTTAATAATTTAAAATCATTATAAGTTATGTAATCGAATTCACCTGATAAGACAATGATGTTTTCTTTTTTCGTCATGGCAACATGTCTGGAAATGCCTCTTTTACAAATTTATAGTCTAACCCTTTTACTCCCAAATCTTTTTGGAAGATACCCAATATAACTTCTGCTTCCCGTGGTTCAATTGATTCTAACATTTGAATTAGTAATTCATTTCTACGGTGTTCATTTAATTTTTCTGCGGTTGGATCACCAACTCTGAACATATACATTCTACGTATTTGTCCATTAATATTATCATGTGTAATACCAGGTAACATATCTGTTGGTATACGATAATTTTCTGGCAGTTCTTTAATTTTCCATTGAATGTCTGGATGATAAGCCAATTTCAATACATCAACCAATGACTGTGAAAGATTTTTAGAAATTACATCCATTCTTTCTTTTTTATTCTTAGCCAGTTCAAATTCATCAAAAACTTCATATAGCGATTTCATTAAAATTCCCCAATAACATCTATTAAACTTTTCAGTTTGTTTGTAATTAAATAATCCAGTATCTTACCTTTAGGTGCTGGTTTGGTTTCTTCATAAGTATTTATAATTTTAGTCTGTATATCACCTGGTATATTTCTTAGGTCAATCAACGTCTGGTTACGTGAAAAACCGATATGTGCATTTTCATCATCATATTCACTATAGTCTTGACCCATGAATTTTGTAAGTTTGGATTCTGTCATAACCTTCTGACGAATCTCACGCACAAATGTGTCACTCGGTGAAATAATATTTGGAATGCCATCACCTTTATCACCATGAATGATTTTTTCTTTCAATTCATCAAGTGGATTCTTAGAAATGAGAAATTTCTTCTGTGCAGGATTATATTGTTTAACGGTATACTCACTTCGGCCGTTATACATCTGTAATTGCAAGAAATCACCATCACTTGAAATGATTAGGATGTTTTCATGCATGATATGTCGTGGTACAAGTGTACCGATGATATCATCAGCCTCTGCACCCTCAACATCAATGACTTTGTAAGGGAAATTATCTCTGAGCTCTTGCTTAAACTTGGAAAGCATATCAAAGATTAAATGCCAGTCGAGTTCAGACTTCTCTCTGGTTTTTTTACGGCCGGCTTTGTAGAAAGGAAAGAATTCCTTGCGCCAGTATTTACGGTTGTCAGCACACAGTACAACTTCACCATATTCTTCTCGGAAGTTCTTTAGGTGAGTCCTGAGTATATTCAGGACCATGTGTCTGATAAGGCCTTCTTCTAATTTAACACCTTTTTGACTGGCAATTTGTGCCATAAGTCCGGCTAACAATACCTGGTTAAGGTCAACAAGAATCATAATGTACTTTCAGTTTAGATATCCATATTTTACATCATTGACTTGAATTTGTCAATAGCATCATCTAAAAAATTGTGGGAGGTTGTGGTTTTCTTTGCAATTAAACCATACCAACCTTGGGGAATCAGTCCGGATATGTATTCCCTAGGATCGGCAAATATGGCATCAAAGATATCAAGGTCCTCGACTTGGCCATTTTCTTCGTTGCATTTAAACAACAAAATGTGCCACCAATCGCCAATTATGTTTCCTTTTATTGGTTGTCCTGGATTTTTATATTTGTTAGTCATAATGTTGATACTATCTTCTTCTTCCATTGGCAAGAAAAATAAAGCATCAAATTCCCCACCAACCTCCTTCAAATAATCTAACATTGTAATCCTTTAATGTGTGATTTTCTTACTCTTACCATAATCCAAGAATTGTAATAATCATCTGTCTCCAGAGCACCATTTACAAACTGTTCTTTTGCTTCAAGATAACCACACTCACCTTTGCTTTTACATAGATGTATAATTTCTCGGCTAAACGAATCTAGTCCGTGTATTATAACATCTTTTTTCAATTCCTCGTTACTACCGTAATAAGTTTGCCAGTCAGAGGAAACTTTGAATCGTTTCTTCTTACCTTTCACTTGCCTAGTCTTTGAGGAATAGAAAAACTTCTTACCAATGTATTTTTTATTTGTTGCATTGTTGGTTATAAGATACACAAAACCATAATTGTCACCAATCAATTCTTCTATAAATTCTTTGTCTTTATATGTCCAGTTCAGTCCCATTTTTCATTATCATTGAGTTCATCATCCTCTATATATTCGTCTTCGGATAATGAATCAATCGTTTCGCCACAAAACGGGCAAAACTCAGGTAATTCTTCTGATACTAGTTCTTCCATAAAAATTACATCGTAACTGGATTCGCAGTTACTACACTCCGCTGTTATTGTTCTTGTTGTCATATGTTTCCTTTAGTTTGCCCACACATCGCCCCAATCTCCGGACAATGCACCTTTAGCATAATCAGTTGCACGGTTCTCAAAGAAGTTTGTGTGTGTTGGTGCGTTAATCATTTCTTCAACCCAAGGTAATGGATTCTTCTTCACTTTAAAAATGCCTTTAAGACCAAGAGATATAAGGCGCCTATCAGCAATATAACGAATGTACTTTTTGACATCTTCACTAGATAGACCGTCCATAGCGCCCATAGAAAAGGCGAGGTCAATAAACTTATCTTCCAATTCAACCATCTTTTCTGCAATGCTGTAAATACGGCCTTTAAGTTCATCATTCCATATCTCTTTGTTTTCTTCTATGTAGGTACGGAATAATTTAATCATTGACTCAGCATGTTGTGTTTCATCAACAATTGACCAAGTAACAATCTGTCCCATACCTTTCATCTTACCTGTGCGTGGAAAGTTCAATAACATGATGAAAGAGGAGAACAACTGCATCCCTTCAGTGAAAGCACTGAACACGGCGATGTGGGTTGCAGTTGAAGCGGCATCACCATTCTTAGAGGAAAGGTCTAACACATAATCGTGTTTATCTTTCATTTCTTGATAGTCTAAGAACTGGTTATAAGTGGCTTCTGGTAAACCAAGTGTTTCGATTAGATGACTGTAAGCAGCAACGTGTAATGCTTCTCTTGCAGCAAAACCTAACAACATCATGCGAACTTCTGGTTGAGGGAAATATGGTAAATAGTTCTTTACATAACCACCAGCAACGTCAATGTCGCCTTGTGTAAAGAATCTAAAGATATGTGTAAGAAATTGTTTTTCTTCTTTGCTTAGTTTCTTTTTCCAATCTTTAACGTCTTCCATCATTGGAACTTCTGTGTGAAGCCAATGTGATTGTTCATGTTTCAACCAAGCATCATATGCCCATGGATAATTGAAAGGTTTAAAACTGTTTCTTTCATCTGTAAGTCTTGAATCAACTTTTTTAATCATACTGTAGCCCACTCTTTTAGTTCTGTGATGGTTTTAGAACCAACCAATCGTTTAACCTCAATGTTTTCATCCAACATCACTAATGTCGGTACACCACGAATTCCATATTCAACTGCAACATCGGACTGAACATCAATATCAATAACTTCAATTGGCATTTGTAAATTTGCTTGTTCTAAATTCATTGATAATGATTTGCATGGCCCACACCATGATGCTGTAAATCTTAATATCTTCATCTTATCTCTCCATTAATTTATTTGTGAATTCTAATAATAGTTTATGATGTTCTCCATTGTGATAGAGGCCTCTCATCCAACTATATGATTTATACCAATGTGGTTGACTTTCAGGATGACAACCAATTAAACCTATCCTGTTCTGAATAATGGCCATCGGATCATCATTCATATACTTTGCAATAATTTCATACTGTCCTGGTCCAAAGGCACAACCATCATAAAAGAACATCTTCTCCTGTTTACCCAACCATTCAATTTTTAAGTTCTTTGCATGAGGCCTACGTGTGTCGGTATTTGGTCGTGTTATATATTGTTCAACTTCTACATTATCAAGAAAATTGAAATAACTATTACCAGCCCAATAAGCACCCATGCAAATTCCCAGGTAGCGGCCGCCATTATGAATAAAATCAGAAATGCGACTACGATTATCTTTAAATAAAAAATCAAAACTATCACTATCACCCAAACCACCAGGAAAAGCAACAATATCGACATTATCAAAGAAATCACTTTCTAGTTCATGCTTTGTAAATATTTTAAAGTTGTAATGTGTCTCTAGTGCTTTAATTATTCCATTACCAGATTGTACCGAACATTTTGGTTGATGTAAGAATATAGCGATAGTGGGTTTCATTTATCCCTCACAAGCAATGCAATCATTTCCTTGTGCTACTTGAACCATGTCCAATTCTTTAATAACTTGACGTTCAATACGTTTAGATACCTTATCTGCCTTGCCAATCTTTTCTGAACGGCAGTAGTAAAGCGTTTTCAATCCTTTTTTCCATGCCATAAAGTGTATGGCGTGAATGTATTTGATATGTGCATCTGGACGGAAGAACAAGTTTAATGATTGTGCTTGGTCAATGTATTGTTGGCGGTCAGCAGCCAATTCGATAACCCAACGTTGGTCAATTTCCATGGATGTTTTAAATACAGCTCTCTCATTTTCATCCAACCATTCTAAATGTTGTACAGAACCATCATTCGCCATGATACTACTCCAGACTTCATCTGACCATCCGTTTGGATGAATCTCAGCGTGTTTTTGGATAATTTTATCTAGATGTTTATTCTTGTTTAGAAATGCGCCTGATAAAGTGTCTTGACGGTAAGCATTAGCACGGTAAGGCTCAACACTAGGGCTAGTGTTTCCCATAATGATAGACGAAGAAGCATTTGGAGCAATAGCCATAAGGTGACTGAAGCGCTGGCCAGTGCCGACAGCATCAGGAGCTTCCCCTCGTTCTTTTCCAAGAATTTGATTAGCCTCATCTAATTTACTCCTTATGTGTTTAAATATTTGATTATTTGTAACTTTTGACATTACACCTTCAAATGCAATATTGTTCTTCTGCAAGTAAGCATGAAAACCTAAGGCACCAATGCCAATAGAACGCTCACGACTAGCAGAGTGTATAGCCCTGGAAATGGTATCAGGTGCATTAACAATAAAAAACTCCAGAACGTTATCGAGCATTTCAGCAACATCCTTAAGGAACAAGGTATCATTCTTCCAATCATCATAGTGCTCCAAATTTAAAGATGATAAACAACATACAGCAGTTCTTTCCTCATTTGTTGGTAAAATAATTTCAGAACATAGGTTTGATTGATGTACTTTTAATCCTCTATCTTTTAGGAATTGAGGTAACATTTTATTACTAGTATCAATGTAATGAATGTAAGGTTCACCGGTGTGCATACGTAATTCTAAGATTTGTTGCCACAAAGCTTTGGCGGAAACTGTTTCACGCACTATTCCTGATTTTGGATCAACCAAAGGCCATGAATCATCTGCTTCTGAATCCAACATACAGTTTTCAATCAGTTTCATAAAATCATCAGTGATGTTAACACCATGGTGTAGATTCATGCATCGTACATTAGGATCACCAGTAGGTTTACGCATTTCTAAAAATGATATAATGTCGGGATGACTGATATCAAGATAAGCAGCATAACTTCCACGGCGAGTACGACCCTGACGGTAAGCAAGAGATGAAGCATCGTAAATTTTGAGGTGCGGCATAACACCAGTACTCTTGTCGTCTGCACTACGTATACCGAAGCCAATACCAACACCACCGCCAAGCATAGAAAGCCAATTAGTTTCGCTAAGATTATCAACTAGACCCTCCGCAGTATCTTCAATATAGTTAAGAAAGCACGATATAGGCATACCACGCTTAGAACGCCCATAGCTAAGAATTGGAGTACTATAACTGAGCCAATGATTAGCGGAGTAATTGTAAAGGCGCTGAGCGTGTTCAGGATTACTTCCGAATGACGATGATACATATGCAAACCTCTGTTGTGGTGATGTTTCATCATCACGCATGTAAGACTCTTGTAATCTTTTAATTCCTAATTCATCAAATAGTTTATCTTTTTCCAAGTCTATTTTGATACCCATATATTCCATATTTTTACTTTCTTATAATTGCTTGAATGTTAGGTGGCGTCCATCCTTCAGGTTTTAATACCTTGCCATCTTCTCTTTTTATTACTTTTCCGTTTTCAGAAATTTTGGCCAAATTGCTACGTGCAACTTCGTTCCAAACTTCTTGTTGTGGTATATTGAGTGTGTGTTCTAAACCCTCAATTACCCATTTCAAATCAGCACAAGCATCAGCAATCTCTACGGGGTCTCTGTTGCCATATGCTGTAATAAGTTCCCTAAATTCTTCCATTATCAGGTCTACATACAGTTCAGATTGTGGTCCAAAATCTCTTGCCTTTTGGTCACATGCATCCATAAAAACTCTTACATCATTCTTACTGTCCATTGGTGTACTCCTTAATCATGGGGAAAATTGGCTCAATAACATCAGCACAAGCCAATGCAACATCTTGATGTTCTTTCTGTGTCCCGTTTGCGCTTCGGAGTTGTATATAGTGAACCCAAGAACGAAGCGTTCCATTCATATACAAACGTGAACCTGTCATACCCTCTGGCAGTACTGCTCTCGCTTGTTCCTTTGCAATACCGTTCTCAATAGCCCACTTATACTCCTTTTCAACCGCATACAGTACACGTTTCTGAGCACGTTCCCATTCTATAGCAAGTAATCTTGCATCTTCATCAGCTGCATCAACTACAACTGAATTTTGACGATTCTTCAAGTCTTGCATCCTTGCTTCTTTTAGTTCAAAACCTAATTGAGTCGCCTCCGCATATCGTTGACTAAATTCCTGAAAGGAAAAGGAACGATGCCTTAAAATTTGTCTTGCTATATCCCGTGTTGTGTTTATTTCCAAACATACGTTCACCATTTCTAGTGGTGACCAATGTTGATTTTTGATAAGATAACGAACCAACTTTTCAGATGTTTCGGTATTATTTTGATTGGCAGGATTTGAGACTCTGGCTGCAAATGCAACCTGTTCTAACAAATCTTTACCGTCTATACCCTGTGTGTATGATATCAATTTCACATTCATAACAAATCTCCATTCAAGTCTTTTTCCAATTAATAAATTCCATCTTTGCTCTCAGATTTACAAAGGTATGTTTACTTATGATATCTTGAATTTCGTCTGGTGAGAAGCCATTCAAAACCATATCATTCACATCTTTTTCTTCAATCATTTCAGGCCAGATTACCACATTGTAGTGTTCCTCGATAGCCTTGTCCATCTGATTATGTAGTTCTTTGTTTCTTGGTTCATTATCATACACCAAGACAATCTTAGACTTGTCGAAGTGCTTGGAAGCAGCCATCAGATTTGAATCCGCAGTTGCAACGGCATTCTCCAGAAACATAGAGTCAATAGGACCTTCCACAACATATATCATGTCTTCCGTGTTGATCCGGTCAGTCCCGAATAACTTGTGGTTATCTTTGTCTGTCTTTACTGTGATATATCTTAGTTTAGATTCACCTAATGCACGACCCTGAAATGCCACAAGATTTTTATCTTCATCATAGAATGGTATTACCAATCTAGGGTCATCTTCTTTGAGTCCATCTTTCTCTATTTGCAGGCTCTCAACAAAGCCTTTAAAGTCTTGTGCAAAATATAGGTGTGCATGGAACGACTCTGGTATTTTGCGGGATTTGACATACACTTTCGCAAAATGTTCTTCTGGTAACGATTCGACCGATGGAATATCGAATTTAACACGAAACTTCGGGGTTTCAGGTTTGAATTCATCGAAAGTTGGTTTAACGTAATTGTCACGTCCCTGTTCACCATTCTTGTACCGTTCAAGTGCATATTCTTTAACTAGGTTTGGATCAACCTTCTCCAGGAAATTATAAAAGGAGGTAGATGCACCACAATTGTGGCACATATAAAAGTAATTGTTCTTTTTTTCGTAAACATAACCACGAGCTTTGGTTTTGTTCTTGCTTGAGTCGCCACAGAGAGGACACCTGAAGTTATACAGGTTATCCTTTTTCTGTGTGAATTTTTGAAGCTTCGGGGATACCCTTAGCAGAAAGGTTCTATCAATAAAAACGGACATAACAAAATGGTGTGAAGTTTACAAGAAACTAGATTATACACCAATTAATGTAAAAATGCAAGTATTTTTTCTAAGTGGCCGGAAAGTATTCCAGCAAAGGCCACGGCACCGGCAGCCATCCATACTACCTTTTGTCTGACTTTTTCCAGGTCACCAATCTTCCTTGCTAGTTCGGTATGTTGAGTACAGGATGCATTATACATTTCTTCCAGTTTTTCACTCAAAGCGTCCCGTGTTTTATCAAGGCAATCATGCATCTCTTTAACATCAACTTTTAGGTCATCCATTTTTTCATTAAGGTTTTCTACCTTAGTTTCAACGATGCCTATTCTTTCTACTGTAGTGGCCATTTAGTTCTTTCTTATACACTAAAGCTGCTGCCGCATCCACATGTGGATTTGGCATTTGGGTTGGTAATCACAAATTGTGATCCTGTTAGTCTATCTTTTTTATAATCTATTGTTGCACCAGAGAAATATTGCATACTGGCAGAATCAACAAGTAATTTTTCAGTCACTTCAAAATCATCCTCATTCTTAGCATCCTCTATCATGAAACCATAATTAAAACCAGAGCATCCACCGCCTTCGATAAAGGCTCTGACGTATTTCGAACTTTCTTCTTCCAATAAAATTTCTTTTATTTGTTCAATAGCATTTTCAGTTACTGTTAACATGTTTACCTTTATAATTGTTAATGGCCGCTTTCACAGCATCTTCTGCAAGTATGCTACAATGTATTTTAACAGGTGGTAATGCTAATTCTTCTGCGATATCAGAATTCTTAATAGTAGAAGCTTCATCCAAAGTTTTACCTTTGATCCACTCTGTAACCAAGGATGAACTTGCGATTGCTGAACCGCATCCATATGTCTTGAAACAAGCATCTCTAATAATATCATCTTCAACCCTAATCTGTAACTTCATAACATCACCACACGCAGGCGCACCGACCATGCCTGTTCCAACATTTTCATCTATATCAAACTTACCCACATTTCGTGGGTTCTCATAATGGTCAATTACCTTATCGGAATACGCCATTATTTTTTCACAGGAACTTCTGTGCCTTCAAGTTTCTTGTGAACTTTCATTTCTTTACAATTTTGTTTTGGTTTGCCAGCTTTGTCTTTAACAACTTGACCTTGTTTATCTTTTACATCAACACAAACTTTTTTTGTTTCTGCTGCGCCGACACTAAGTGCGAAACACAATCCTGCTACAAATATATAATTTTTCATTTTTCGTCCTTTTTAGTAAACTTTTCTGATGCTGTGAAACCTAAACCTGCAATTACAATGTACATCATTGAATCGTAAATTTTAGAATCTATAGGATGACCATATAGCATAGTAATAAAACCTGATGCACACATTACAAATGCTAACAGTGTGACAACTCTTTTGCTAGAGATGGTGCCATTGACACCATCTGATAGCATACTTTTTAATGAGTCCATCTATTTAGATTTCTGGTTGTGGGGCTGGTGCAGGCGCTGGTTTGCCTCCAAATCCTGTGACAACTTGTGCTGCTGGTGCAAATGTTGCTGCACTTGGCGTTGGTGTGCCAAATGTTGCATTGTTGCTTGGTGCATTAGTTGACGGTGCATTTGGTGGTGGTCCTGAAACGGTTGGTGGTTTATTTGCTGCATCTAGTGCCTTTGCTCTAAGGTCTTTATCATTACCGGCTAACATAATGCCCGATAGAGTACCAGTTAAGAATGTTGCAATAGGAATAATCAACTCAAAGAATTTTTGGTCAATAGGACTAATTGCATTTAATGGTTGAGTTACAAAGATAATGGAGTATAACACGACAAATACAATACCTGTCAATGTTAATGCCAAACAAATACCGATAAAGAATTTTAGACGAGCCATTAACTGCTCTTCTGTATACATGAAATTATTATTATTTTCCACAATTCGCTCCTTGTGTTGGTGTTGTACATTGTGCTGGTGCAGGAGTTTGGCCCATAGGTTCAACTCTTGTTGTTGGTGGACCCAATCTTGGATCCCTCTGTCCTTTAAAAATATGTTCTGGACAAGTTCTTGTCACATCACATCTTGGCATTTTACAAAATTCTTTGTCCCAATTATCAGGGTCTTGACATGGATAACGGAATCTATCACCGCCAAAAAATGCCAATGATAAAGGTAAAATAATCATTGCGATTGCTACATATAATAGTTTTTTGTCGTTCATGTTTTTTCCTTAATTACACCAAGAAGTTTTAGCTTCACCGTAATATTCACGAGCAAATCCGTTGGCAATCAATTGCGTCCGGAGACTTTGACCGTTTAGAATGATATCACCCAATACACGACCACCGAATTTATCCCAACTGTAAAGAATGACTTGTCGTTGTTGGCTGGCGTTAATGAGACCTTTAGTGAAAACGGAAGCGGCTTCACCACGTTGTTTTTCACTATCGCATTGACCTCTAAATCCTTTTTCCGGAGTATCGACTCCATAGACTCGTACCGCAAGTTCGGGCTTAAGGGGTGCAGGCAGAAAGGGTGCGGCGATAACAACTGTATCGCCATCCGTTACTCTTAATATTTGTGCGTCATACGTAACACCTTGTGGTGCTTTTTGTGCAAATGCCAAACAAGGTAACAATGCAAGTATGAATAATATTTTTTTCATACTATACTCCAAAAACGTGAAGTGCATGTTCATAATGTTTGATGCGGTCTTCAAGGCCAATCGTTCCACCATTGATACGTTTTGTCAATGTGACGATATCACCTTTGTCAGCCCACTGATTTAACTTATTTGTTTCCCAGAACCAGCAAGCAGATTGTGCTGCGCCTTCAAATGTCTGTAGATATTCTGATGCTTCTTCTACTGTGATATCGAGACTGCCTGCAAAGAAAGTATAGTTGTCACGGCCGGTCAATTGAATTAAACCACGGCCACAGAACTTGTATCCATCACCAGACGCCTCATCTCCGTTACCCATACGGCTAGCGTAGATTTTGTTTGCGATTGCTTCTTGTTTGTTTGGCTTGGCAGCATAATGCTGTGCAATCTCATCATTTGGAAAATACTTACCAAACAGTTTACGTAGTGATGCTGCTTTATAATTTAGATTTTCTTTAAGAACCATGAAACCACCAGACTCATGTGAGCATTGTGCTATGAAAGCAGCCATTCTCTGAGGTGTATTGATTTCATAATCTGGTAATAGAATTGATAAGGCGTGATGCCAGTTATCAATATATGGGTTTTTTGGAAGTAATTGTTTTAATTGTTCTTTTGTTAATTCCATTTTCAATCCTTATAATATTATCGGTAACCATAAAAAAGCACCTTGTGACATTAATAATATTGCAAAAGCACCAAGACCGATACCAATACAATACATTTTTTTATTCAACGTCAACATAGATGCAGCTAATATAACAATTGCAATTTGATAGAAAGCATTAGAGTATGTGTACCAAGGACTTCTTAGTTCCGCTACTGCTCTCTCAGCTTCAATTGCACGAGCCTTGGCCATCAATTCTTTTTTACCTTCACCTGATGAAGGTTCTGATTCGTAACGTTCTATTTTAACCTTCATAATTTCGGCTTTTCTTTTGTCGCCATTACGAACAGCATTATCGTATGTTATTTCAGCTAATGACTGTTTAATGCTTTTTGCTTGATAGAAAGACCAAACATTGTTTGCTTCAATCGTGTTATCTAAAATCTGTGATGAATTGCCACCATCAAGTAATGATGTGATAGCCAAAAATGCAGCCAAAAATGTAATAATCCAACCAGTGCGTTCTTTAGTTTGTTCTTGTTCTTCTGTCATTTCACACCTTCAAATATTCGTTTCTGTATTTCATACCATTCAATCCATGCATCATTTTTCACCGCACACTCATAGTATGTTGTATAGTTTATTGTAACTGTTTTGCTTATGTCTGTTAACTTTGGATCATCTACTAATTTTTCTAATTGAGGACATTTCTGTTTCAATTTCTCAGGTACCTCTGGAAATTTAGCGGTAACTGGAACAGTTGTCGAACAGCCCATCATAAACACGATTACAACAATAAAGATAGCCCATATTAAATATTCTGTTGTTCTCTCATTCATTTTGGTGCCTCTGCTGCTCTATTGTGAGCTTCTACGAATTCTTTTGGTATCTCACATACACCACCTGGAGCAAATTTTGTGTCATACTTTACAATTTCTCTATCCACATATTTAACAATGTCTTGACCACGGGTCTTAACAATTTGCACCTTGTTTACCACTTTCTCAACAATCTTAATATTTTCTTCCTTTGATTGTGCTTCAGATGCAGCAACTTTTTCTTCCATCTCTCGCACTCTTGCTTCCCACTGTTCATTATCGTGGATTGCGCCAGCCATGAATGTACCAATCACAATCGCAGCAATAGAACCTAATTGTATTGGTGTTTTATAAACGTAAAGGAATGGTATGAATGATAAGAATCTAATAAAATATGATGCGGCCACACCAAAAACGCCGGCTATTAAGACGGCGTAGAATATCCAATTAGGTAACCATTGCAATATCCACATGTTACATATTTGGTTGTTTGCGTTTGACGAATGACATTACTGGATTTCTTTTCTTAGAAACACCTGGTTCTCCACCTGCGCCACCCGACCCAGCAATGTTTCCACCACCAACAGTATTGGTTGGTGCAGCTGCCATACCTTCTTCTTTCACACAACTGTTATCAGAATATGCCTTTTTGCCTCGAACAGGTTTGTAACCAGTCCAGCATCTACCTTTTTCTGTAATATATTCTTGAAATGTTTTCATTAGCAATTCCATTTACGTAAGGATTTGTTGATGCGAGAATCTGGATCTTTAGCAGTTGCCGCTGAAGTTAATCTTTTCTTCATACCAGACATTCTAGCACAGAATGATTTGCGGCGATTCGCTGCAGCTGAACCTGCTTTTAATTTTGATGGTTCTGTTGTCACAGCTGTTTTTAGTTTGGAACCTGGATTCTCTCTACGATAAGAATCAACACCTTTTTGATTCAAACCACCAGATTCTCTTTTGCCTTCTTTGCGTTGCCATGCAGCAGTTTCTTCTAAGTCAACTTCTTCATTTTTACTGGACATATAACCAGCAGCTGTTTCAATATAATCTGCAGCTAATGTTACTTTAGATTGAACCCAAGCAGGTATCTGCATATTTGGATCCTTAACCACACCACGCATCATGTTGATGGAACGTTCCATGTGATCCAGTTGATTCATAATCATACTACCTTCATCATCCATTTCTTTACCCATGGCGATAGCAATATGGTTTTCTTCTAGTTCTTCCTCAGAAAGTTTATTTACTTTAGCAACATAATTAGTTGTATCTTTTCGTAACGTTGATCCAGGTTTTCTCAGAACACCTTTTTCTTTTTCTTCACGTTTTTTGGCTTTTGCAATCTTATCCAATTTATCTTGTGTCATTTTGCCCCAAGGACCATGACCTTCCTTAACAACTTCTTCTGGAACACAATTAGGAACGGTTTTACCATTTTTCTTTTTTGTTCCGACAGCAGTATAACCAGTCCAACAAGCCTTCTTTAGGTCACCAGTTGGTTCTTTAACTTCGTTGATGTATTCGTTGAATTTTTTCATATGTTTCTTAATATCTCTGCGACATTCATATCTAGTGGTAAATCGGATGATGATATAGTTTTTCCATTAATACCATAAACAAAATCAGGCATGATATCTAGATAATCTAAAAAAGTCTTTAGAATATCATAATCACGTTCATCAGTCTTATAGAACAATATTCTTGCCGTTGCTTCCGGACCAAAAACATTATTCAATAAAATGATATGGTTTATAATTAATCGTTCTTTGAGGGATTTTGTGACCTTATATCTACGAAATAACCTTTTCAGGTATTTTGTTCTTTTAATATCTCCCTCAAATTCCGACATAATGCAATGTGGTGATGTATAGCATTTTGCAGCATACATCATAAAATTATCTTCATTCAATTCATCGAACATATTATAGAGGGGCCGAAGCCCCTTTTATTAAGCGTCAGGTAAAGAAATATCGTCTGAACCATCACCTATAACTTCGGAAATGGCAACTAACGTTTCGTATTGAACACGACCTGCACGGCCACCGGAACCAACTGTTTTTATGTTCCAACCAATGTGTGTTGCGTGTTCTGCACCACTAACACTTTGACTTAAACCACGACTTGCAATTGCTGTTGCACGTACACCATCAACAATCGTAAAGAATTGTCCTGTTTCACCGGTAGATGTGATATCAATAACAACGTTGTTTGCAGCATTCGCAGCAGTTGTTGCTAATGAGAATCTATTTGCATCAACAGGCACAACATAATATGTGTTTGCATTTGTTAAACCAGCAATGTTAGCAGTACCACCCCAGTTGAAAACAAGAGCAGCACTATTTGCTTGACCGTGAGCAGTATACATTACTACGTTATTAGCAGCAATTACTGAAGCTGTTGGAACAGTTAATACTGGAACTTGAATTGTAACTGCTGGAGTTGATGTGTAACCAACACCTGTGTTTGCGACTGTGATATTACTCACTTGGCCAGCAGCAATAGTAGCGGTGGCACTTGCACTATATGCACCAGCACTAGCTACAATAGAAACACCAGGTGCTTCGACATATCCAGAACCTTGATTTGACAATGAGATATCTACTACATTATCACCACCAGCAGTGGTTTCTGTAGCATCTACCATGAACAATCCAACAGTCATACCTTGTGTATATGCCTGGAATTGTGTATTACCATACAACAGTGCAACGTTTGCTGCTGTTGGTGCGGATGCAACTGGCGCATTTGTTGTTTGTACTGTCTCAACAGCCCAATATGGTGCATTAGCTGCGTTATCGTTATTTCCCCAAGATGACATGTTATTCTCCTTTTAACCGTGGGTTATATTTACTATTTATCTTTTTCCAGAAACTGGTTTACGCATCTTCAACATAGGGTCGATTTCGATGGTATCTCTTTTTTCACCAGTCAAGGTAGTGCCGCCTGTTAATACGGCTGCGGCTTGTGGTTCTTCTAAATCAGTACTTACACTTTGCATTTTTGGTTTTTTACCATAAGTTGCAACAGACTTGTCTTCCTTTTCATGGTCATAAATTTCCTCTTTCATTCCCTTCCTTTTATAGATGGATTTAATGATTCGAGCAGACTTAGACATTTGAATCAACTTTTTATTCTTTGGTTGTTCAACATCATCGGGACTATTTGCACCGTCATTAGGCATTGATGATGCGGCCATCGGGTCTTGTGTATTTTCTTTATTTAAAGATTTTTTAATCGAAGCAGTTGTCTTGTCAATTTGTTTGCCTGTGGCCTTCATGTGATTCAACAGACGGTCGTTCGATTTTTTATATTGGCCTTTTGAAGCCAAATCATCAGAAGACTTCATCGCTTTATCTTTATAACTTTGCAATGTTTCTGAACTGATTTCAGAAATGACATTCGTATCATCTGAGTGTTCAACAGAATCACCAGTCCATCTTTTGCCACTTGTATAATCTTTGCTTGCGCCAGACATTGTTTTGTTTCGTAAAGATTCTGCATCTTCAGGATGACGACTCAAGTGTTTTTCTTTGGCTTTCATGAAAATACCATGAGCTCTTGTTGACTTAGAAGCCATTTCTTTTTTCTTTGAAGCGTCTGGTTCTGAACGAGATTTATCATACAGTTCATGACTTCTTTTTAAAAGTTTATTGGCTCTTTCACCATATTCAGGAAAAGATTCACCTAAAGATTCAGCTTCTTCTTTAATAATTTTACCATACTGATTCATGGTCAAAGTTCCCTTGCCACGAATTGAAATCAGTCTTTCTACCATTTTATGTAGAAGTACATCCGATTTTAATTCTTCACGAGCAAACTCTAATACACGAATCAACAAAGGTATATCAAAGATAATTGTATCTTTTCTATCTACAGCTTCTGACATGTGGTCTCTTTTCCATTTGATGAATTGTCCCATCTTGGAATGTGCAACCTTTTGGTCTTTAGAAACATGTTTTGGATTGATACCTCTAGAAGTCAAATATTGATCCAAAGCAGCATCTTCCGCAATATTAGCTTTTGCGGACCATGGATCCCAAGGATTAGTTCCAAAAGAAGGCTTCTCTGCACCCCCCCTTTTAACTATAGATTTTAATGTTTGTGCTTTGCTCATTATTGTGCCTTATTTGTTCATCATTTCTTTTTGAACTCTATTTAAAGATTTTTTGGCCAAGTACCTTGCATGGTTCAGTGGTTTTAAATCGTGTGTATCATTAATACTAGAGACAAAAGGTCCGTCTTCTTGACTGGTTGGTCCCTTTGCCTCATTTACTTTTTTTCGTCTGTTTCCTGTTCTGGTTTATCTTTTTGTTTAGAACCACCGTAACGAGAACCTTGTTTGACACCTGAACCGCCGTTTGGTTGTGGTTCTGATTTCTTTTTCCAGTCAAATGCATTTTCTTTGAATTGCTTCAAAGTTTTACCTTGAACTTCTTCTTTTACTGGTTTTTTACCAGTTTGTGGTACACCCGTTCTTTTTTGAAGTGCTTTTAACTGGTCTTCATCTGAACCACCAGTCAAAGCTTTGAAAGCTTTCTTGGCAATATCTTTAAGACCTTCTTCAACGGTTTCTTCTTCTTTGACGGTTTTCTTTTCGCCACGAAGAATTTTGAAATCATGTGCATCAACTTTATTGTTCTTGTTTTTATCAATTAAATGTTGATTGCCTTTTAGTGCCTCTTGTTGTAAAATTTCTTTTACCGCATCAGCAAGTGCATCGTTTTTTCTTAAGTTTATCATATTAATCTCCTTTAATGTTTTTTGCAGCTGCAACCATAGTCTCACCTTTAGCTTCTGCTGCTCCGCCGTGGCCGAACTGTTTTTCTTTTTGTGCTTGGTCACCATACTCTTTTGCTTTGTCCATCAAGTGTGTCTTTTGACGTTTGATTTCTTGAGCATCATGATGTGATGTTTCTGGTGTGGACTCTCTTACAAACTCTGTGAATTTTTTCATTTCTTTTTTTTCTTTATTGAACTTGAACCAAATTTATCTCTTGGATTTTCCATTGGTTCTTTATTTGTTGCACCGCCCAATACACCGTAAACACCCATTTCAGAATCGGCAGGATCATTATGCGACTCTCTAAAGTTTTTGAAATCTACATGTTCTCTATATGTTACATCGCCTAGACCAGACATAGGGTATACTGTTCCCTGTTGGCGTGTATCAAATTCTGGACCAACTGTTGTTATGTTTCTCATACGTTGATTAACAGTTGGTGAATCTCTGAAACGATTACGTTTTACTTTTTCTTTGTCCTTGGAGAAGTTGTCTTCTTTGGGGATTGGACTGACTTTGAGGCTGGGGCCTTCTTCACTGTAGGTTTTGAAGGTGTAACTTCCTCGCTTTTTGTTTCCATCCCACTTGATGTTGTCGGCGTTAATGTCTCCTGCACGATTATCTGGGAGTTCACTTCCTGGACCTTCGGCTCTTGGACCGGTACCGGTGTTGAGAGTTGGACTTCCACTGGTGCGCTTGGTTTTGTAACTTTCAAAAAATCTAGAATTTTTCTTAACATTTTCATTTTCCTTAAATAATGATGTGATACTAATTTTACCACGACTTTCCAACCAAGAGAACGCAATTTCATTGTAATTTTTGTCCTCGATGAACCTATTTATTTTTCCGTAAGTGTCAGTAATGTCTTCTTGAATTTCTTCGAAGGTTGAACTATTATTGAAATCTATAAAATTGGAAAAATTCTGACGATATGCTTCTTTTGAAGTTTGTGCTAATTGCCACTTATCATATCTAATTGATTCTGAAATTGACTTGGTCAACTTCTCATTACGTTCTTTACTGGCTTCATTGGTTGTATCAACAAATACCATAACAGTTTCATAACCAAATTCTTCTAGTTCTTCTCTAATAGTAATTATTCTAGTGTGGTCATCAGCAGGTCCATTAATAATTAGTGGACCACGGTTACGAATAGCTTCTCTACGATAGTCGGTTGTTTTTTCGGACAGTTTTTGTTTGTCCATCAATAAGTCAAATGCTTGCACTGAATTCAATTCTACTGCTTTATTTTCAGCAATTGCTTCACGTATAATAATGTCTTTACCTGAACCTGGTCCACCAGTCACAAAGATTGCTTTAAATAGTCCACGATTGAATTCTTCATTCAATCCCATACCTTTACGAACATCACGAAACAATGCTCTAGCATGATTGTCTGGAACATGTGCAGGAACACCTTGTCTGAACGAATTGAAATCACCACTCTTTGCATGGTCACGCATCTTGGAAGCAGACATACCTTCTGCACCTTCTGCATCGGGGTCACGTTGGCCAGCAGATTTAACTTCTATCTTTTTAAAGTTGAATAGTTTACCTGGACCTTCGCCATTGTATTGGTTTAACTTTTGTTCATATTCTGGAATACGGTCTGAACCTGCAACCATTATCAAGTGGTCATGGCCTGCTTGATGTAGTGCAGCTGCATGTTGTAAAAATGTTGGTTTCTCTTTACTTGAACCGGTAATGTTTGTGTCAGGGAAGAATCTCTTTGCGTGTTTGATTTTACTTGCAATGTCTAATGGATTCTTCTTTGTGTCCATAGAATGTGACACAATAATGTGGTGTGGTGCTTTGTAGTCTTTTGCAAGTTGTTTCACTCTATCAACCACTTTAGCGTGGCCAATAGTTGGAGGATTCATTCGACCAAACGCCATCACCACAGGTGTGTGGGTCTGTGCATCTTCTTGTAACTTTTCTAAAAACTTTTTCATATGTTTCTTATTCCAGCAAAATTTCTACGAGAGAATTCCGCACGGTTAACTAACTTATCAGATTCTTTACCGTGATGAAAAACATATCCTTCAGGATTCGCAGATTCTCCGCCGTGTGTGTGTTGAAATTCTTGGTGTTGATTCATAACACCAATAAGTGTATCTTTAGCCTTCTGTAACTCACCATGCATTTTGAAAAGATTGTTGTAATGTTTTTTATTACGTTCAACTTTACCCAATTCATCTTTTAAAGCTGATTGTTTGACCTTCTTGTTCTTTTCGACTTTAAGTTTGTCGATTGCTTTATTTTTGTTTGTTTCCAACCAAGACTTAAAGTTTTTATGGTTAGATTCTTCACCTGTACGTACAGTGTGATTAATATAAGTTTCTAATGAACCACCAACACCATGGTGTTCACTAGTACCAGCATACATGTCACCGCCATGTGTATCATGTACTGCTTGAGCTGCAGTAATATGTTTAGTGAATTTCTTTTGTTCTTCTGGACTGAAATGCACCTTTGATGTGTCCATTCTTGGATCAACAGAGAATACATCAGAGTGTTTATTGAAGTTTTCGTGGTCTACTTCATGTGATGCATTTAGACTTGCAGCATCTTTACCTTGATATGATAAGTGTGTTACAACACCAATTTTTGCCTTCTTAACTCCACCTTCGTGTGTTCCGTGTGCAGTATATGTTAGACCAGAAGGATTTGGATGAAATGATGTACCGCCACCCTTTTCAGTTTTCTTATCTTCTTTGTCTGTACCAAACATCATATCACCTTGATACACACCACTCTTAGGTGCAATCTTAGGTAAATGTGTTAGTGCATCTTTTAGTTTTGCGGCCAGACCAGGTGCGTGGCCATGATTCATATCTACATCTTTTGGTGTGTAGTTAATCTTTGGTGTCTTATTGAAAGCGGACTTTGATGCAACAAAGAATTTACCAGTCTTTGGATGATGACCATAAACAAGTGCTGGTGAACCATCATATTTTGTGGTTAGTTCGGATGATTTATTACCAGCCTTAATGTGTTCTGCTGCAGCTGACAATGATTTGATGGCATGTGCCGCACCTTTTTCACCATTTTGTAGAGGACGGTCTTCCACATGCGTCAAATGTTTAATCTGACGGCTGGCGCCTTCTTCAGGATCCTCTTGCTCTGTTAAAAAAGTTTTGAATGATAACATTGTCTACCTATTGAATTACAACACACTTTGGTTGTCTGTAGGGTTATTTATAATGGATTATACCACAGATTCACAAATCTGTCAAATCTTGGCTTAGATATATAGTACTCTATATCAATCAAATTTCCACTCACCCGTTGAGGCCACTTGGCCCCTGCAATACACTCTATCAAATTCTACTACTTTTTCTTTATCTAAAACGGCAAAATATGCGTGTTCCAAGTCTATTGGACCTAATAGAGGGAACACTTTTTCTAAGGCTTGTTTATGAGTATCAATCAAAGACGTACACATAGACCAAAGGCGAGTATCAAAAACATGAGTTGCTCCGTGAATAGGTTCACTCATCCACGTTGGTATGCGTTCCTTGAATACGTATTTACCATTCAATCCATCATAGTGATTAATATCAAAACCATCATCAAGTTGTAGACGACCAGTTATTTTAAATATGCGGTCAACACCTTCTAATAATTCCGAATTCTGTTTTAGATAGTCTAATACAACATGCATCATCGCACATTCACCTTGGCTTTTCATTCCGTTTTTGGTAAAGTGTAGTAAAAAATCAACTTGATTCAAATTTAAGAACAAGTCAACCTTAGAAACAAGTTCTGAATACTGGTCTGTCAATGATTGTATTGATACATCGGAAAGTACGATGAATGAATCTGGAGATTTATTTCTAATAGAATCAACAGTCTCTAGTGTTTGTTTCAGACGTTCTTCTGGACTAAAGACACCAATTGCAGGTATCAAACAAGATGTTATGATAAAAATTGATTTCATTTGTACCAGTACCAAACATCACATTCAGTTGTAAGAACTTTGTCGGTTTTAGTTGGTGCAAATTCGCCAACGGCTTTATTGACACCAGGAATAGTTTGATAGTCATGGCCAGAGAATATACCACCTTTTTTGACTTTAGGATAGTAGTTATGACAATCTTTTGTTAATTGTTCGTAGGTGTGTAATCCATCAATGAAGATGAAATCAAATTCTCCATCGTTGAACCGGTCAACAACATTGTCCGAAAAATCTCTAAACAAAACAAATCGTTGGCCATATACCGCCATCTCTTTAGTCACCCGTTGAAAGAATTCTTCTCGGTCATTCAATACATTACCGTTCCAGTCCGTGTATGCAACATAAGGATCAATTGAATATAAGGTCAATTCTGGATTGGTGTCCAATAGAAACTTTGAGGTGTGTGCCTCAGAACAACCAATCTCTAAACCTTTTTTCATGCCTTTGGTCAATTCACCAAGTCCATAACCCGAACACTTGGTTACTCCACGCTCAACACCAAATGCTTGTGTTGCAGTATTAAATTTAATTATATCACTCATATCATACCTCTTTATTAAAGTCACTAAAAATAACAAACGGATCAAGTCCGAGTTGGTGGTCTGGAATCTTATGTAGTTCAAATAATTCCGGATATTTGATTGATGACATTAACATAAGTGTTTGGTCATCATCAATCAAACCATTCGTACCCAATTCAATCAAACATTCTTTCATCGCAGATTCGAATTTAGGCCATGCTGTTACACCACCAACAATCTTTGCACCAAGAATGTAAACATCGTTTGTTGCAATGATTTCATGTATAGGTTTGTCATCATATTCTTTATAATTGAATAGATGCATCTTATTAACATCAAAATCATAAGACCATTTCTTGCTTGCAGGAACTTTCTCTGCCGTGCGGCAATAACCAAAATCCAACCAAGAAACTAATTCATTACTAACCATATTGTTTTTGATTGCTAGATTGACAAACACCGACTTGAGAAAGTTAACAACAACATAATGTGCATTCCAATATTCTGGATTTGCTCGCTGTTCTGGAATAATTAAATTTTGAAATGCATCAGTTTTCTGAATGTTATTAACATCTTTAATCAAGTCTGCATACTTACTAAAAATATCAAACGAAACAAATTTTGTTGGTCTGTCGCCACGCAAAGGTTTCAGTTTCTCAATAATGTCTGGTGTAGAGAATACAACCATCTCATTTTCCATTTGAGCCATGTGTGAAAAACGTTCAATGTATGTATCAGTAGTTCTTTGTAGATAATGTGGTAGGCCTTTGTCTGGTGTCCATTCTCCACGGCCAATGTCATAAAAAGCAGTAACAATAGTAATCATTATGTTGTCCTAAAAGTAATTAATTCTTCAACCTTATACTTATCATGATAAAATTTCTTCAATTCTGGATCTCGGTCATATTGGTGTACAATGTAGTATGGTTGACCATCACCAGTTTTCATTACACCATCTTCAAAGATTGGATGTTTTTCTGTAATGAATGGTGCAAATTGGTCTTTCTCAATTGGTTTATTTGTTACATGTAAGTTACAACAGAATCCATCATTTAAACCACTGATGTATGTTATATCAACATATGGATACCAACCCATTAAAACATTATATGCAGCTTGGTCGGCAACCCAATCTGCTCTATTCAAAGATAGTTGGTATAACATACCACACAAATCAGAAATAACATGTGCCTTGCCAGCTAACGTACCAACATTTAAAACCTCATAGTCTTTAACTTCTTCATAGAAATATGTACCAAAACATTTTAAAATGTTGTCACGATTCCAATGTTCATTTTTAACTAGTATACATTCAGACACACCAATCAAATCATAACCAGAATTTGCTGTCAGTATATGAGACAAATATTCCATTGGATCGTTTTGAAAGATTACATCACGTACATCTGTACTTACAACATAACGATATTGACCACTATGTTTTTTCAGATAATCATAGATATGAATAAATCGTTCCATGTGAAACATTGCGCCTGTCATGGATTGTGCGGATATTGCAGTGAATCCGGCTTGTCTAATATTGTTGATTGTTTCTTCTGATGAATCAATCGCAATTAGAACTTTGTCGCCGGTAAAACCACATTCGTTAATTGATTCGATCCAAGGTTTGACTTGTTCGTAGTTATAGTTTTTAAATGCACCTATAATCAGGTCTTTTTTGTCCATGGTAAATCTCCATTATATTTTTCAAGCATCTTCTTATTTCCTTGTAAGAAGAATTCGGATTGTACTGATAACTGTGTGTTACCTGTACGATAGTTCAAACTGTAATTTGCATTAGTGTCATATTTCAAGTTGTTGTTTCTCAATACATGAGTTAACATTCTATCAACTTCTGGTACTCCAGGTTCTCTTGCCTTACGATACCAGATTGGACTTGTTTGAATTGCAATCATCTTTGGTAGAAAGAAACAACCAACGTCAACAAAGTAGTCACCAATGCAAGATTCCCATTTACCTAATGATTCACAATCATCCAAACATACATGATTACCATCTTTGTCTACAATCTTACGTAAAGAATAAGCCCAATCATTACCTCTTTGGATTACATCCACAAGAGATTCAATATGTGTGTAATCATAGTAATTATCCTCATCCAAGAAACAAACCAGGTCACCTTTTGCAAGGTAGACTGATGCACCATAGATTCGGTGTCCGTTGAACCGGTCGGTTCCTGTTGGGTATGGGAGGTCTATTAGGTCAATATGTGGATATTCTCTAGCAATAACACGACCTTTTGGTTGACCATCTACAACAACTAAGTGTTGAATGTTATCATAAGTTTGATTTTTAACCGACTCTATCGCTTGTCGTAGATACGGTGCACCTGTTGTAGGTGTAATCACAGTCACTAACGGTTTCATAATTTATCATCCTCTAGTTAATTTTAAAATTGCCTCAATTTGTTTTTCAATTGCTGGTTTACGATTAGGCCAGTAGATATATTCTTTATCTCCTGTACTATGTAGTTTCTTTAGGAAAGGGATAATCATCTTCTCAAGTTCAGCCAAGCGTCTTTCCGTTTCTGTCAAATTAACTTTGTAATTCTCAACGGTCTGTACACTCTCTTTAATTGTGGAATTATATTCCTGTTCTGAAATAGCAGAGAACCCGAAATCATTTTCGGTGTCCTCATACTGTTTTAGTATTTTATCAAAATCTGTTAGTGCCATTATTTGTAAGAGTAGTCACACATCATACGGGTAGGATAACCATCACCACCTTGTGTATCACGTATGTTTAGTTTAAGAATGTAATGACCCGTTTCTATTTCCATGTCAATACGCTTACCTGTACCAGATTTACCACCATAGTATACATTACATGAGTTTGGCGTTGCTGCCGAAGTCATATAATCTTTATCAATTTCATACACTTCGGTTTTACCCGTCAGTTTATGTACGATAGTATAACCATGGCCAACACCAGAAATCAAAAAGTTTTTCAATTCATTCTTCTGTTTTGATGACATTGTTTTCCAAACATCTTCAACATAACCTTTTTTTAATTTACCATTGTAGATATCACAAAACAATGCATCGTTGATATTAAACATATTAAGAATTTTTAAACCATCTTTATTTGTAATTTTACCAGATTTGATTTCTGCTGGTGAAAGAACTGTACGGATGCCTGAGTTGAAAAAGGTAACAGTGCCGCCAGTTTTCAAGCTTAGGAAGATTTCTTTCTTATCACAAATTAATGTAATGTCGGTAACAACGGGCCCCAGATTGTTATCACGTACAGGAATTTTAGATGAAATTAAAACTTGTGGTGAGAATATAAAAGGTCTTTTGTTGTTTAATTCACCAACCTCTTTAACTTCTAGATTTTTACATTTATTCAGTTTATGAAGTTTAACTATATCATCAACTGCTTGAAGTAATTTTGTGTCGGTTATCTTTTCACCTTTCCACCATTGTCTCAATGCATCAGCAAGTTCTCCCTCATATGCATTACCTTTATTCTGTACACCTCGGCCGCCAGATGATCCAGAACCAAATTTCATGGTAATTTTAGTTACCTTTGCTTCTCTTTTTATTTTAGCAAGGTCAATATCCGTTTGTAAATCTCTTGTAACATTAATCTTAGCAATTGATGCAGGATCAACATTGATTGGAGTTTCAACTTTTGGAAATTTTGATTTTAGATAAGCAAAGATATTGATTATATCTTCTATCTTTGCTTTGTCACCCTTTAGAGTTTGCTTGATTTCCGTTGCAGTCTTTGGGAAAAAAGTATAAGCCATTTAACACCTTCAAAGAAAGTATTTATCTTATGATTTGAATCTCCTTTCCGGAAGTCCAAATCTCTAGTTCGGTTTTTAACCGTTTCTCATTATACAGAGTTTCATACCGATTGCAAGCCTTATTTCGCCACCATTCAATCAAGTTTACCAGATTGTGTTTTTCATAGTTTTCACCAGGAATAAGCACGTCCGTCTTACAGTTTACATAGTCAACCATGTTTTTAAAGCCATAGTCACTGGTGTAATATCTTTTTTGCTCTGTCAACCCTTTTGCTTTCCCAATCGTTGCTATGAATGTATCCCCTTCAGGTGTACCTTTAAGTGCAGCCTTAGTGAGAGAAATAATCTTCATAGAGATTTTCAGTTTCTTACTAGAAGCAACATCTTCAACCAAAGGTCCGACTTTATCTTGTACGAAATCACGTAGGTCAGAATAAGGTTTACCATGCATCATAGGAAGAAAATCGGAATCTGTCAGACCTTTATATCTGATATATGGTTTCATACCATCATATTGCGATACAGTCTTTGAACTACCATACAAAGAAGTTGTTTCAAAGAGACACAGGTTCATTCCATACTTTACATTTACAATCTCACGTACTTCATGTGAAGTGCAGATTGCAGCCAACAATTTACCACCAAGGTAATTATAACCAAATGGTTGTGCAGGTACAATAACAAAACCCATCATTGCAGAATTATTGAATCGTTTACCCCACTCAGGTTTTTGTGTAAACACTTGACCAAGCATATCATTACGTGGCTTACAGTTGATTACAGGTGAACCAAGACGGATGAATCCTACGTACTTTCCTGTATTGGTTTCACGCACTGCCAGTTTAACATTGCGGCCAACTGGCGGAATGTTTACATGAGATGAAGTGATGTTCAATAGATTGGTCCAAGTTTCATTATCAATCTCGACAACCTCAAAATTCATATTTTTTGGATTCATTGTGAAGTCTTGAAACAACTCATCTTCAATCGGAAACAAAGGATTGGATGGCAATTCGGCCAAAGAATTCAACTTTTGGTCACGCATATACTCATCAATACGGTCAAAACTACCAAAGTAATCTTCAAATACTTTGGCGCAATGAACTGCATCATTAAATTCTAATTTCATACTTTAAATCCATCGAATGATTTCTTCTGTGTTTTCTCTCTGTTACCAAATGTGTTGAGTGGTTTATCTTGACCAGAATCCGTGATGCCATCTTGGCTAGACTGTTCAATATCATATAATCTCATTTTCGACCTATCAATACCTAGAGTGAATCGTTTGAAATGCGTTGGATCATTATAACGATTCTTCAATTGTTTTACCATAATCTGTCCCATTTCTTCTAGTTCTTCGGAAGAAATAAGAGCAAACATCAAGTCTGCTGTAGCGGGCAAACCAAAAGACTCACTTGTGTCTTCGAGTCCGGGATCGGAAGAAGTAAAGCCACCTCTTGTTGTTTGTGTTGCAGAAACAATAGGTACTCCGAACTCAACGGCAAGACCTCGCAATTCTTCTGCGATGGATTTAACATAAGTATAGGAGTTGATGTTTGCTCCGGCCTTGATTCTTGATGAACAACAAATATTAAGATAATCAATAAAAATAATATTGGGTACAAAAGACTTTTTAAGATTGAGCTCATTGAGTAAGGTGCGAAAATGTATGCTGCTCGCAGAGGCTGTAGGATATTCTTTGATAATAAGTTTACCAACAGTCTTTTCACGGAGTTTATTAATCTTTTTATCATACAAATCTTTCGGTAAACTCACAAGGTCATCAATCGTGACATTCAATAAGTTAGCATCAATACGTTCTGCAATCTTTTCTTCACTCATTTCCATCGTGATGTAAAGAACATTCTTGCCTTGCACCATGCAGCCTGCAGCCACATGGCACATGAACAAACTTTTTCCTACGCCAGTTCCGGCAAGAGCAATATTAAGCGTCTTATTAGGTAAGCCACCTTTTGTGATTTTGTTAAAGAACTCTAAGTCAAAAGGGATTCGTTCTTCTTTACGATGGTAGAAATCATATCGTTCATCTGAGTTTTCAAGATAATCGTGGCCAACAGAATTGTCAAAACTTATCGCCAAGGCGTCTGATAATATTTTGGGAATCGAACCTTTGTCATTTGTTTTGTCCTTGCCATCGAGGATTGAAATAGACCCCAATACAGCGTTATAAATGGCCTTCTCTTGGCAAAACTGTTCGGTCTTGTCAACAAGCCATTGAACCTTGGATTCTTCACCTTTAGTTTTCTCAATCTCTTGTAAATAAGATTCACACTTCTCCACTTCCTCATCTGAGAGATTTCGCCTTTCTTTGACGGCCAGTACAAGTGCTTCAACCGTTGGTGTAGAATTGTAAGTTTCTGTGAATGATGCAATTTCATTGTATAATGTTTTGTCGCTTCTGTCTGTAAAATATTCTGATTTTAGAAATGGTAAAACCTTGCGTAAATATTCTTCATTGTAAATTAGATTCTTTAGAATCGTCTGTTCCAGTTTCATCAATTACTTCCTGTTCCATGTTAGATGACATTATTTCCACCAATAAGTCACCAATGTAGTTTTTAAAGTCATCATCTTTTTCCAGCTTGGCTGGTGTCTTTACTGGTGATTGTAACACATCGTAAGCAAAAAGTAAATAGACCTGTTCACTTTCTTCCTTAAATTTAACTTTACCATATTTAAATATGGTATCTTTATAAGGACCTTCCAAAAATTTAATGTTGACTGCTGTTTTGTCATCCTTTGGATAGATGTAGCAGTAATCTATTCCCTCAATCATTATACACCATTCATGGTTGCAACATCAAATGTTTCATCAATGTTGCTTGTCATAATTTCTCCGGATGCCACACGGTACTTGTTCTCAATGAAATCACGAAAAGATTTCTGTTTCAGAATAGGCATCCAAAAGTCTTTGGAGTCGGTGTCCTTCTCACGGTAATTTTTTTCTTCAATCACACCATCTGAGTCAACACGTTGATACCAACCATTCTTTGGTTTAACCACATGTTTGGACTCAATAGCAAGGTCAAGTAAACCAGACCAAGTGCTAATGCCACCGTCAAAAGATACGCTGACAGGTATTTTAGATTTTTCTTTGACATATCTAGATTTTTCCACGTTAATAATAAAATTGTAACCGGTAATTTCTGTACCATCTTTTTCTTGTTGACGGCCAATAATAAAAATATTGTCAGCCGAGTAATATGAACCCGTACCACCACCAACGATAGCTTTAGGGAACATACCAATTTCCATGTAGGTGTGATTTACAACAACCATTGGAATGTCTTTCAATGATAGGTGAGGTGTCACCATACGGAACAAAGACTTGACTTGTTTGGCTCGGGACATATCAGCAACTGATTTCTCCGCCAAAGCATCTTCAACTTCTTTCTTAGATGCTAAGTTACCAATTGAATCAATGACGATAATCAATTTATCACCACGTTCTAATTGTGTCAACTGTGCCATTATATCGAACTTGAGTTGTTCAATGTCTGTAAGAGGAGTGTGAAGTACCCGCTCAGTGTCAATACCAAAACTATCAAAATAAGACTGTGGAGTACCAAACTCTGAATCGTAGAACAGTAACGCTGCATCAGGATATTTGTCCAAGTAAGACTTGGCCATCAACAAACTGAACGCTGTCTTAAAGTGTTTGGATGGACCCGCCCACATTGTAAGACCTGGTGTCAGACCACCATCTAACTTACCAGAAAGTGCCACGTTAATAATTGGCACTGCTGTTGGAATCATATCTTTAGCATTAAAGAATTTTGATTTAGCTAAGATAGCAGAATCTTTAATACTGCTATTTTTTTTAATTTTGTCTAATATACTCATTGTTTCATCCTTTAAAATTTACCAGCATCACGAACTTCTTTTTCCTTAAAAGAATACGGTTCATCATAATCATACTTAGGTTCCAATTTTTTCACAGGTTCTTCTACTGGTACATGATGTTCTTCATACATAACAGAATTTCGTGTGTTGTGAGTTTCAATTGTTACCTTTTCATGTGTAATTGGCGGTATGGTTTCACCAGTTATATCATCAATCACAATCATATTATCTTTTTTAACTTCTACAGTATCTTCTCTTTTTGCAACCATCGGTTTCAAATTCTCAAAGTGTTTGAATGGTTGTTTCAGGTATGCATAAGGATCAACTGGTTCTTCAACGTGTACAACTTCAGGCGTTACATCATCAACTTGTTTGGCATCTTTATCCAATTTTTTTGTGGTTTCTTTAACACGTTTAAAAAAGTCTTCAACATCGTCTTTTTCTTTCATAGACATGTTATATGCAATCAACAACAGAATTGCCAAAGGATCAAAGACTACAATAATCAATAGAATGACAAGTCTTACCGCTTTGTCAATAATGTCACCATCAGCCTCTGAATCATACGCCAAGGCTGCAATGTATTTGATTGGCCCGATATCCGCTTCAATCTTTTTAAGCTCTGTAGATAGAGGCGCACGTTCCTCAGAGTATTTGGCAATGGTGGCTTGCGACTGTTGGATTTCTTGAAGTACTCTAATCCTATCTTTCTGTTGGGAACGGCGTATTGCTTGCGCTTTGTCGGCACCCTTTTCATCTGTTGAGCGACCCATCGTCTGGTCCACAACCTCATCATACTGTTTAATAATCTTACGGTTTGCCTCGACATTCTCTTTCTCCGTTTTAATCTTTTCATCCAGTAATGCAATTTTATCCACAAGTGGTGCATTATCTGCTGAATGTTCTAGGTGTGCCTTTGATAAGAAACCAAAGATACCCATGGATGTAATCAACATTAAAATAGTTACAGCAATTGACAGATATGATTTAATTAGTATAGGACATTCTCTCCAGTTTCTATACAACCAAGATACAGTTACAAGTTTAGCCACTTCAAGTGTTGAACCCATAATGATAACTGGCCAGAAAGAACCTGGAAAGATTTCCGCTAAACCAATAACAGAATAATAACCAGCAACGGCAGATAATGCTATTGCTGTTAGTAACGTTAAGAATATCATCTGAAAAAGTCCTCTAAAGAATTATTTTTTTCCGCAGACCACTTCATGCATCTTAAAATAACACTGATTGGTTCCAGAAATGCTTTGTCGAATTGTACATCATAATCAATGTAGTTGTCAAGCTCAAACTCTTTAGGTATTCTACCTGGAAAAGAAATCACATCATTCTTAAAATGATTTGGCATTCTCAAATAGGTAAATTTGAGTTTTTCACCTTCTTGTATGAGTGGGTACTTCTTAGTCAATCCCAATTGTTTTAGATGGTGGTTATATACGATTGCACCACGAACATGAATGGGTGTGCCTTTTTTGAACAACATTACTGGATCGGAATAAGTATTTAGCCCATTCAAACCCCGAGGAAAAGATATTTCTTCCGCTGGTAATGTTTTAAACTCTTTCTTAAACTCAGCAATAAAGTCTTGTACTTGTTGTTCAGTACCAGTCATCATCAACTTGATGGCAGCTTTCATCTTCTCACGAATAGCAGATGGTGTGGATGATTTAATCATTTCCAAGCCCATCACTTTCATATGTGGTTCAGCATACTGCACACCTTCATTGTTATATACATTTAGAATATAACGTTTCTTGGCAGTCCATACACCTTTGTCAGAAAGACCCTCACGCTTCATCTGCATCTTTTGTGCATATGCATGAACATAATCAGCCAACTCTTGGTAAGACTTATCAATATGTGGTTGTAGTTTATCTTCACAAACACGATCCATAAATTCAATAATCTTTTGTGCAGGCATTTTAACCACACCATCAACACCATAAACTTTATTTACCAAATCACCGAGGCGCAGGTAAATAGAATCAGTATCAGAAGCGATTACATAATCGTTATCTGTACCAAGAAGTTTATTCATGTATTGGTTTATTTTCGCTTCAATCCATTTGATGGAAAGCTGGCCTGCCGTAGTGACTCCCAAAGCCATGCGTAGGTCATAAAACCTAAAATACTGACTTCCCAAAGCACCGTAGGCAGAGTTAAGGGATACTTTCTTTGCGAGTTGAAGGTTGTTGTATCTGGCAACTCGTTTGTCGATTTCATATTTTTTTCGTTCATCTTTTTCATTCTCATACTCCTGTTGCGCTTGCAACATCATCTTTTTAAATTTCTTGCGGTCATCATACATTTCGACCATCATCTTAGGTAAGAAACCTTGAATGTCGGTACGGAAGAATTGACCGTTTGGTGTGATTGTAACATCAACCAGTTCCGAAGTGTCGATTTGTTTCATTAACATTTTATCAACAGTAACACCTTGTGAAAGAACGCCACGCATTTCATCAGTATAGTTTTCTGGTTCAATTAACGTTTCAGGTGAAATGTTGTACTGCATCATCAAGTGTGGATACAAACTGTTCAAGTCAAACGATGCAACCCAATTGTGTAATCCAATTTGTGGTTCTTTAACGTATGCACCTTCAAACGCAGAATCTTTCTCTTGTGTTTCTTTTGGTGGAACAATGATGCCTTTGCCTAACAAATAAGAATACGTCAGTGAATCCCACATACGTGTCTGTGCAAATACATCTTCATAGTTACACTTGGTATCATACGCAAGAGTTAAGGCCAACTCAATCAACTTCAACTTGTCTTCTAGTTTAATAATCAACGCAACGTCTTTAATGTTGTATTCGATAAACTTTTGATAGTTCAGTCTATACAGTTGGTGTAAGTTCTCATATTCATCATATGAAATCTTGCCTTCGCCAAGTTCCACTTGTGCGATATTATCTAGTCGATAGGATTCTTGTGACTTACCACCTGGCGCATACCATTTGTATAACTCAATATAATCAAGTGATTCGATACCAACAAAACTATATGCAATCAACAAACGACCATTGATATTGGTTTTACGTTCGCTGATATAATTCCATGGAGATAACATCTTGGTTTTATCTTCACCAAGAATCTTGCGGAAACGATTGACAAGATATGGTATATCAAAGAACTTGGTGTTCCAGCCAGTGATAACATCTGGATACATTCTGGACCAAAACTCAATGAATTTACTGCAAAGAGTGTATTCATCTTTACACTTCAGATAGGTTATATTGTCGGGATCATCATTACGAAAATCACCACAACCAAACACATAAGTGTGACCATTCAGAAAGGTCGTTGCAATTGCGGTGATAGGTTCGTTTGCAAGGTATGGATCAGGAAAACCATTTTCCGAACCGACCTCAATGTCGATAATTGCAACACTTACTTTATCTTGTTCCCAATCAACCATTTCAGAATGTTGTTCTGCAATGAAAGCGTATTGATATCCTGTGTTACCATAGATTTTTGGAGCACCTGGAAGACCATCATATTGTTTCACATATTCTCTGGCTTCACGAATGCCATCAAATCGTTTTGGCACAAGGTCTAGGCCATCAAGTGATTTATGGGTACCTTTACCGTTACGGGCTGGAAGATACAATTGTGGTTCATAATCAATCTTCAGTTTGATTCTTTTACCATCTTTGACGCCACGATAAAGAATCTTGCCGCCAAGTGCCTGTACGTTTGTATAAAAAGTTGTCATTAACCTGTAATGATTTGTTGTTGACCTGGAAGAATAATGCCTGTGCCGAAAATTTGGTCATAGTTTTTGACAAAATCTTCTGCTGGAACGTAGTAGTATACAATATGTTCACGCTTTAAGGCAATAGTAGAGTCTGATTTTTGTTCTGCATGGATTGGAAATGGCGCAAAACCTACGTTAGGTTGACCATCTTTACCACGTACAATGGCAATTCCTAATGGATTCTTAATCACCATTTCATTTTCATTCTCCGTTTCAACTTCACCAATAAGTTCTTCACCAGTTACTAATTTCATTGCATATATTTTCATGTTAATCCTATCCTAAATAATTATATAGTGTGACCTGAACGTAGATTATATCATTTTTTTGTTATAATGTCAAGTAAAAAAATGGTATAAAAAGAAATGGATCCATTCACACTCTTTGCCCTCGCAAATGGTGCGGTTTCGGCAGTCAAAGCCGGATGTAAACTATACAAAGATATTAAAGGTGCAGCTGGGGAAGTCAAAGACGTCCTCAAGGATCTTGACGACCAGTTCAAAAAGCTTCATCCACCAGAAAAACCTGCAAGTGTATCACAAAGAAATGCTTACGTTGCGGAAAAAAATCGTGTAATTGAACTAAACAAAAAGGGTGGAGAAACTACCAATATCTATCAAGAGATTGGTGAACACCTAGGCACATACTATGATAACTTCTATAAGTGTATGGCTGTTTTTGAAGAAGAAGAAAAAAATGCTAAGACACAAGTTTATACCGGAGATGCATCATTAGGTAAACGTGCCTTACAACGTGTGCTTATGCGTAAACAGTTAGAACAAATGTCAGTTGATTTGCGTGAGTTGATGATTTATCAAAGTCCTCCAGAGCTCGGTGCTTTATATACCGAAGTAGAAGAAATGATGAAAGAGATGGGTAAAGAACAAAAGGTTCTTCTCATCAAACAAATGAAACAAGAAGCAATACTAGAAAAACGCCGTGCCGCACGAATGAGAAAAATTAGAGATGAATTTGCTACAGGCGTTGCTGTTATGATTATAATTTTTGTTGTGGCTGGTTTGTTTATGTGGGTAGCATATGATAGACAACAGAAGTATCCACAATATGGTGACGGATTAATTCCCAAATCTGAATATCAACGTAAATTAGAAGAACTACCAAAGGTATACGTAGGAAGATGAAAAATAAACTCTTATTCACTTTATTAACCACTAGTGCAACACTTATGATTACACATCCAACCATCAATATAAACTTGATGCCGGATGCTGTCATATATACAAAAAGCATTTCAGAAGATACTGGTGCTTATTGTAATTTGGAAAGAAGTTTTACGGATCCAAAAGGAATACAAGTTTGTGAATATAAATGTAATAATCAAAAAAGAGGAAGTAAACTTGTGCATACAACTTCTATAAACAATGCTAGGGCTTGTAAGTCTAGAGTACCTGCACCATGATATTTAATCCATATGGAGCCTTCGATTGTTATATAGAATTTTTATTACTCTGTTATTTTTCACCATACTTCTTGGTCAATCACCAGTCAAAGCAGAATTCTTCACAGCCAAATCCTGGATTGTGTCGGATTTAAATGGCACTATATTAGGTGGTAAAGATTATGATAAGATTAGGCCTATTGCCAGTATAACAAAATTGTTAACTGTCATGGTTGTGATGGATACGAATCCTAACATGAGCCAGATGTTGACAATGACTACAAAAATAAAAGATAGATTACCAGTAAAAAACCAAGTTGTCAGTCGAGCAAATTTGGTTTCTATGACCATGATACACAGTAGTAATAGAGCCGCATATACACTATGTGAACATTATCCTGGTGGTATGCCGGCCTGTGTCAAGGCTATGAATGATAAGTTGAAAAAATTACAAATGGAAAAATCCATTGTTTATGAACCAACAGGATTAGACGAAAGAAATGTTAGCACCGCAAGAGAATTGGTGACGTTGACAAAAGCTGCGGCAGAATACAGCAATATAGTTTATGCTAGCCGCAAGTTAGAAATAAAAATAAAAGTAAAGAAGAAATGGTTTGTTTTTCGTAACACAAACCCAATGATAGGACACTATCAAAATATAATAGTCAGTAAGACTGGTTTTATAAATGAATCTGGTGGATGTATCACGATTCTATTAGACACAAGTGAAGGTGATAGAGTGGTTGTTGTATTGGGTAGTAAGAATACAAAGACAAGAATTCCTGAAGCGGAATTTATATATGAAGTGTATAAGGATTAATGGTTGCGGGTCACGGAGTCGAACCGGAACTGAGGATTATGAGCCCACTGTGATACCATTTCACCAACCCGCTGTATTAGTTGTCGTATAAACCTAATCTTTGATTTTCTGCCACCATGGCATCTAAAGACTTTTCCCGTCTTTGACGTTCTAGATTTTCCTCTAAGATTCTATCAAATTCTTCTTGTTCGATTTTATCTTCTTCTAATTCTTTTAGTGATTTTTTTCTAAAAATATTGTCGTAGTTATTACCAAATGTTTCCTGTGAAACACTAAACGGCCTTGGACTAGAACCTTTACCACCAGCAGACATGTTTACTCTCCGTAGATGTAAGCTATGTCTTCAATCTTCACCACGAAATAATCTTGCACTGCTGCGGCCTTACCCCAGTCTGGTTGAACCACATCACCGACCTGGACTTCTGTAACATCCGGACCAACTGCAAGTACTCTTGCTTTATCTGGATCTTCGGAATGTTTTAGGATGATGCCTGAAGCGGTCTCTTTGACATTCTCAATACGTTCAATCAATACTTTATCATGCAAGGGTTTAATATTCATAGTGTCCTCAAAATGGAGCGGTCTACTGCTTTGCTCAGTTAACATAAGGGGGTACCTTATATCGTACTATTACAAACCGCATTAAATGGAGCAGAGTGTGGGAATCGAACCCACGACACCAACTTGGAAGGATGGAGTTTTACCATTAAACTAACCCTGCAATTCTATACTGGAGCGGGTAGAGGGAATCGAACCCTCAACTAAACCTTGGCAAGGTCTTGTGTTACCACTAGCACCATACCCGCATCATGTGTGTATTATATAGGCTTTACATTGTCTTGTCAAGCATATTTTTTAGGTAATTAATTGTCCTGTTTCCTCAAACCAAAGATAATCTAATACTGAAGTATTTAAAGTTTCTATGGCTTGCTTTGGTGTTTCTACCAAAGGTTTACCTGCAAGGTTGAAACTGGTGTTTAAAAGAATGCCGTGACCTGAAAGTTTTTTAAATTCAACCAAAAGGTCATACAAGTATCCTTCAGATACAGTCTGCACTCTACATGTGTTATCCACATGAGTGACGCCAGGAATCAAATCAGTCTTAACATCAAACGATTGTGTCATAAACAAATTCTTCTTCGTTCTACCCATATCAAAATACAACTCAGCATCTTCTTCTAAAACAACAGCAGCAAATGGCCTATACCATTCTCTGCGTTTGATTTTATTAACAATATCTTTTGCATCCACATTCAATGCATTAAACAAAATTGAACGATTGCCTAATGCACGTTGGCCAGCTTCAGCCAGACCAGTGTATACTGCAACAGATTTGTTATCATATAGTAATTTTGCAATATCTTTTGTTGATGCATCGGTGCCTTTGTATGAGGTAACATCATGTTTGAATCCATGAAATGAAATACTTTTAACTGGTCTAATAGTGCAATCACCAGTTTCTTTGTGATAATGATACATTGCACAACCAATTGAAATTCCACTATCAATCGACAATGGTTCAAAATAAAACTCAACATCAGGAAATTGTTTTACATAGTATGAATTTGAAAGTATATTCATTCCATACCCACCAGAAACACAAACCTTTTTTATACCAGTTTTATCTATTGCTTTTTTTATTAAATTCACAGCAATCTGCTGCGTCTGTAACTGTATATCTTTTGCAAAATCAGCATAAGGTTTATAATTTGTTTTTGTGATAATCTTTTGTAAAGGTAAACCTTTCAAAGCAATTATTGTTTCCGGACCACCTATTTGCGTTGGTGTATTTTCGTGTACTGGTTTATATTTGAAATTTTCAGGATATCCATTTGGTGGTGCAAATATCGGTAAAAAATCATGTGCTGCACAATCAAATAAATCGGTGTTAACAAAGTAATTATTTTTTATATAATTATTATTTGTTGCTTTTCCGTATGAAGATAAACCCATCACTTTGCCGGCTTCTTCCATTGTTTCATTAATATGAATCGCACCGCAGCCATATAAGAATCCTATACCCATATAATTACCAAAAACAACTTCACAATACGGATAGTTTTTCTTCCACCTTGCAAGTTCTTTTGTATAATTATGTCCCTCATACGATCCAAAGTTTTTGTAAATTGGTTCTATTGAACTGGGATAATCACCAACATATAAAGATTCAATCTCTTTATAATTAATAAATTTACCATCTTCTGCTGTTGCAAAATTTACCTCACCAGCACCATCAGCAACAAGTATAATTGCTTTGTCAAAACCACTATTATAAAAAGATAATGATGCGTGATTTCGGTGGTGTTTACTATCATACTCAATCAAAGGAAAATGATTGTATTTTTTATAATATGATAGTATGAATTTTTTAGAACCATTAGAAATTTTATCCCATTCGGTTATAAACGATGCATCTACAGACTCGGGTAGAGGTATTTCATTTTCTGTTACAATTTGCTCTTCTACATTTTCAGAATTAACATCTAAGAATTTTCCTGGTTCCGTCAATGCAATCTTTGTCATGTAAGGCAAAGATTTTGATATCTTCTTTAATAATCTTTCATCATAATTATCGTTGTTTGAAACTTCTAAATTGTGAAATTCACTG